ATGCCAGTGCGCGCTCACGGTCTACATCAGACTTGTTGACCACCTTGGATAACTCATCCACAAAGGTGTCAGTGGAGTCACCCAGCAATCGCATGATGCCATTGCTCTTGCTCTTGGGATTGGCGCCCGTGATGGTATGGATGGCCGAACGAAGATTCATTCCGTTGCGCACGAACTCCTGCGCGATCAGCCTGCCTCGGGCGGCCTTTTTCAGCTTGTGTAGCTGGTGCTGCGGTGGCTTGGGTGCCGTAGACAGGCCCTTGGCCTCGGCGTCGTAGGTAGCCTCGGATTTGGCCGGCAGCAGTGACTCAAAATCAATGGCCATGGATGCGCTCCCGATCCAGATCCTCAGCCATAGTGCACACACCTGATTCACGCTTCATGGTGTGGGCATTTTTCTGCCACTGGTTATCGACGGGCAGCCGGGCAATGACACGCAGACAGGCTTGATCCTCGGGCCGCGATCCGGCAATCACAAAGACAGCACCCGCCAACAGAATCATCAGGGTCAGAACGAAGACAACAGTCACGCGAATTTCACTCACGGCAATGTCCTGTGGATCAAGTGAAGTAGGATCTGTCTCTCCATGGTATGCATGGGTGAGCCAGCTTTGATTTTGCCAAGCCGTCGGCGACTTATCCCGGTGCGTCGCGCTACTTCGTTGAGGTTTCCAGTCTCATCAGTGGCGCGCTCCAGCAGCTCGCGATCATTGTACTGTGTTGTGTATTTATTCATCTTTTGTAGGTATAGTGCACCCGACTCCTTGATGGAGTACAGGTTATGAATATGCACGCAAGCGACAATCTGCAGCATTATCCGTTGCCGGTCACATTGGCAGCTTATCTGCGTCGTGTCGATCAAGTGGCACAGGCGATGGCGCGTGAAGGACGCGCCGTGTCTGCCACGATCGCCTTGAGCGAGAGTGACTACACGACGATCGATCATGTGGTACGCGCCATGTCTGCGGGCCGCTATACGGCCGCGAAAGTCACTTGGAACGGGCGCCCGTTGTCGTGTCACGTCGCCGCTGTAGCAGCTTGAGGTCAGCTTCGATCATTAGCCGGACCCATGAAGTCATGTTGATGCTGGGATTGGCCTTGCTGCGCAGCTCGATCACAGCGTCCAGCTTGTCAGAATGCTCCTTTTCCAGCAGCGTGAACAACAGACGGCCACCACCCTCCAGTGCGCGCTTGCGCCGGGCGAGCGCGTTAATCTTCCACTGTTCGGTGCGCGGGATCTTGATCGGCGCCTTGGTCTTTTTCATGCGGTAATGTCCTTGAAGATGGTAAGGGCCGCCTGTTGATCGGCGGACAGGGTAGTCGGGTCGATGCTAGAAATCAGATCCGTCAATACGGTGCCGACCGGGATAGCCTGCTTGAGGATATCTTCCAGACATACCCGGTCACCGATGCGCAGTCGTACCGTGGCACCGGTGCCTTGCTGCAGGGCACGCCGGGCGCTTCCCTGACTGCCAGCGGTCACCCAGCCATGTCCCATGTTGATGTCGGGCAGCCGATTGGTAAACACAGCCATCTGTGTGGCCTGTTCGCCGTTGAAATTCAGAATCGTCATGACACGTCCTCGTGAAAAAGCCCGGCCAGCGTGAGCTGACCGGGCGATGACTTAGTTGACGGAATGCAGCTTGCGCTCACTGACCTTGGTCTGCAGTTTCGCAATCAAATCCTTGATTTCCTGTGGTGCATTTTCCAGATCACCTTCGATCGTGCCATCGACCGACAGGGTGATGACACCTATCTTGGCTGTGGAACCTTCCGGCAGAAGGTCCTTCAGCGCCGCCTCGACGGATTCAGTGGTGATCGGCTCGCCAGCCTTTATCAGCGACTCGATCACTTCGCGGATTTCTGGATCATTTGGCTCAATCAGCTCGTCGATCTTTTGCAGCATGGGTTCCCACAGGCCACTCATGGTCTCCATATCTTTGGTGGCCTTATCAGCCGATTTATTGAGATTGAGAATGCCGCCGTGGTCGAGCATAAGCCCCGATAGCAATATGCCTAATATCACTTCACGATGCTCACCTTCCAATGCCTTGCAATCCTTGGTGATCTTGGCTTGTGCCAGTTTCAATGCCTCGGACTCGTTGATGCAGGGCATCAGCCATGGTGCATACTCATTGGCGAGTGCTTCGCGAGCGCCAGCCATGCTGTCCTTGTCGGTCTTGGGGATCTTGCCCAGCAGCAACATGGCGGCGAGTGTAATCGCCAGATCGGTGGCCTTGGAAACTTGTGTGCGATGGAAGGTATGCAGGAACATATTCATGCGATTTCCTCATGGGATGAAAGGGTTTGTTTCACTGCCACCAGATCAGATTGATCCACGACAGCAATGCCTAGGTCTTTGCGCCAGTAGTTCTCCTTGCGGTTGAGGTAAAGGATGTGACTGGTGGCTCGTTCGGTGGTGAAACTACCTGCATCAGGCAGACTCCCATTGAAACGTACCACTCGCTTGTCGCCGACCTGAAACAGATCAGCTGGCGCATACAGGCCGTAATCGACCAAGTGCACGTAGGCACCTGTCTTGATGCAGTACTCCATATCACCATCCTCCATTGAGTGAATTGCGATGTATCTCATAAGCTAGTTCAGCCGCTGCATCTTCCTTGGCGTCATGAATCTCTTGATCCATGATGGCCTCGGCCGTCTCGGCCAGTCGCGAACCTAGCCAGTCACGATATCCATCCAGAAAATGGGTAAATATCGTGTCATAGCTATCACGCAGCTCATCATCCTTTTCAGAACGATTCATGCGCGGAAAGCCGTTGTGATGATATAGCTGGAAAATTGCCGTGATATTCGGTGCACATTCTTCGATGTACTGCTCGATCAATTCGTCATCATTGACCAATTGATCGAATGCTTCATCGAAGTGTGCCTCAGTAGGTTCTGCGGCCGGTTCTGGCGGCAATTGGTTGTCATAGTTGGACTGCGCCCGGTTGAAGTCGTCGGCGTTCATGGTCAGAAGCCGATACGGGATAGCGTGTAACCTGTGATGCCCAGCAGGATGATGATGGCGGTCGTATTCAGCACCAGCCAGTTGAAAATCCGCTGATCCATCGGTGGCGTGTAGCCGACGCCCTGACCCGGCGCGTGATAGCGTGCAAATTTGCTTCTCATGGTAAGGTTACTCATGGGGTTGATACGGATGTAGGTTCTATTCTAAAACAGAACCTACAACCCTGTCAACGATCATGCACCTACAGATACCAATGTAGGGCTTGTTTCAGGAAATGCAACTTTTGCTCGTGCTTCATCGGGCGTGATCTGTATATCCATGGGATCACCATTCTTGTTCACCCTGACCAGCAAGCCACGGCCATGGACTTCCTCGACAGCACGGCCAAAATAGACTGATGACAGGATCAGGTTGAATTTTCCCGCTGTCGCTGGCGTACCAATGGCTGCCGCGTATAGCACGTGGAAGTCATCCACGATCAGGCTGGCGATCAACTGACTCTGGGTGAGCTCCAGTATGGAATCCAGCTGGCCATCGGTTTGCACTTCAGTAATCGACTGACCGATGGGATCAATCAGGTATGCCTTCACAAGACCTCCTTGAGGATGGTGTAAAATGCCATGGTAGAAGCGGCCAGCACGATCGCCTGTCCCAACGCCCACAACCACGCTCCGATGCGACTCGGGCGCCGTGGTTGTGTTTCATGGACAGGACAGATGATCGGCTTGGGACGGTGGAACGGATACGGATCACGATTGTTTCGCACGATTCTCCCCTTGCTTGGTTCAGTGCTGCCGCCTCTCTCGAAGCGGCAGGGCTTAATCAAGCCGTTGTGGCCATATCCACGGCCAGTTCCAGCGCCTTGGATTTGAGGTTATCGCCAGCGCCCATCCATGCGCTTGCCATCCGGCCCTCGTCGCTGTGAGCTCGCGGCGAGTGATCCACGTCATAGGTGACCGCGTTCACCAGCCCGTACAGCGTGCCGAAAGCCGTCAGCATGGTGGCACCGGGCGCCTGCGTCAGAATCCCGCTCAGACGGCGCATGGTGCGTTCCACGTTGGGCTTGGCGGCCTCGATCGACTTGCTGGTAATGTCGTGGTAAACCTTCAGCAGGAAATCGACCTGTTCGCGCGGATCAATCTGCGTCTGAGCCAGTTTTTCCAGCTTGCCCATGTGTGCCTGCCAGATTTCACCCACCCCTAGATTGGTCTTGACACTGGCCGCGTCGAACGCCGTGTTATGGCGCACGCTGACAGACTTCGTACCGCTATTGAGCATAGCCATCGACAGCGTGTTGTTGCAGACCACGCGTACATCCGTGAACTTGGCTTGTGTTGAGCTGGAGCCGTCGAACGAGGTGGTCAGCAGCATGTACGCCTGCAATTCGTCGATGCCTTGGATCTTGTGACCCACGCCAGTTTTGGCAAGCGCCCAGATCACACGCCCCTCCTTGAGCGAACCCATAGTTTCCATGGCGTAGCCGTAGCGGTCACACAATTCGTCATAGAAATTGACCACTTGTGCCGGCTGGACTACCTGATAGCGCGATCCGACTACACCCAGACCGACCAGTGTGTCACTGCGATAGATCACTTTCTTGTCGTTGAACGTGAACAAGCCATCGGTCTGTCCCGCGTTGAACTTGACCGGTGCCTCCATCGCATCCCATGCCAGCCCGGCCGCTTCGCGCCATTGCTCAAGAGTCTGTCCCGCTGTCATTTCAGCACCCAGACCGTGCCACGGCTTTTCGCCGGAATAGGCGATTGCCGCTTTGCCGGTGGTTTCGTCAATCAATGCAGCCATGTCGCTCTCCTCGTGGTTGTCCAGTGATGCCCACGCGCGTGCATGGACATCGCTTGAAAACCTTTCAATCCGGATTGTCAAAGATCGGTGTCATCCGACTGCAGCGGCGATCCAAGTGCCTGTGCAAGTCGGCGCGTTTCGCGTTCGACAGATGCGATTGTAGATCATGTTCTACAGTACAAACAAGCCCTACAAACCGCACCAGACCGCCATTCTCTTTGCCAGTTAACTGGTGTTCAGCAAACAAACGTCTTGCCATGGCAGATTTGTGATATGCTGTAACCTCATGAAAGCCAGCAATAATCGTTAATCAAATCAACAGGATACGATGATGGCGAAGGTCAAGAACAATGCTCCGGCGGTCAGTGGCACGGAAGGCAAACCCGCCAAGTTGCGTGATATCCCCCCGCGATTGCAGCCTTTGCAAAAACACATCCACGGCTTGCCGCCACCGGTACGCGTCAAAGTCAGTGATGGCATGGGTATGCCCATGACACCCAGCCCGACCCAGCCCACGGGTGGCACGCGCAAGCGGCAGCGCACCCGGTGAATCGCACCCCGCTGCAGGCCACTGAATCGCAGATGCAGGCCACGCTGATCGCGTGGTGTCGTGCGCAGCGTGATGGCCGGCGCTTCGCGATTCACTGTCCGAATGAAGGCAAGCGGTCACCGCGTCGTGGTGCGCAGCTCAAGATCGAAGGCATGACGCCGGGTGTATCGGACGTGTTTATTCCGATGGCCGTGGCGGGATGGCATGGTTACTGGCTGGAGCTCAAGGCGCACGGCAAGAAACCGAGCACAAGCCAGATCCAGTTTCTGGCCGACATGGATGGTCAGGGCTATGCCACCGGCTGGACAGACAACCTTGATGCCGCGATGTCGATGCTCACGGCGTACGCCACCGGGCGGCTGATCCGTCCGAACTGGGTTCACTATGAAGCTCCCGCGAGCCTTGATTCATCCATCCTTAACAAAACCAGCACATCGGTCATGTCTCGGCGTTGAGCCACGTCCATGATCCATCCTGACTCAACACACACGCAAGGTGATTCATGGAAGTCAAAGGCACTCCCTCGATCAAGGCTCCGGTCACGATCGACTTGCCGGCGAAAATGGCGTTGCCGGTGCACACGGATGGCGATGGATTTATAGTCCCGGCTACCGGTTTTGTCTGGCAGAAATACCTGAATTACGACACTCTTGAAGCTCTCGGGGTCAGTATTGAGTGGCGGCATCCGTCCGGCGCGCTCATGGGCCGCGAGGAGGCGGTGGCATTGATCGGACAGGCCATGGCGCGTGAAGCGGCGCCACAGGTTCCGGCCAGCCCGAAAGCGGCCAATGACGCATGATCCACGTCACACCCTGTGCACGTTGGCATCGCGAGGACGTGCGCCGTTACGCTGTTCATCACGGGCGCGCTCTCACATGGCTGTATCGCCAGCGTCGCGTCATTGGCTCGGTGTTACTAGTCTTGCCGATCGTAGGCGGGATTGCATGGATCTTGCCCTTCCTTGGTTGGGCGCTGGTCTGCGGCATCGCCTTGTACGGCGTCGAACGGCCGATGGTCTGGCCAACATGGTCAAAACGCTGGTGGAGGACGATCCGATGAGGCCAACCTGCACGTTTTCGTGGTTGCGTCCGCGCTGACCTCGGGCGCCTCTATCCCATGACCCTCCACACTCCATCTATCCAGCATGTGTTGAGCCTGCCCTTGTCAGGCGATGATGCTTTGCAGGCTGCAGCACCGCTCAACCGCCATGCGTTGCCGCTCAACCCCAGTCACATCGCCATTCAACACATGTCACTTGGGGTCGATTTGGGCAGCATATCCGCGAGGGAGGACGGGCTTTGGCTGGCGCTTTTTACCCTCCCAGTGGTTATTGCATAGGTTGCATGGACAACGAATGAGCATAAAAATAGGTCATAAGTCCGTGTTTTGTGGCAAACATGCCGGATTTCACGTGGTCATGCACGAGGAATGGCGGGTATTTATGATCAAGGCACAGGTGAGTGCACCTGAGTTATGTCATTTGTTCGATGTAAGCCGTACTCGTGCGGCAGTCATGGTAAAGCGCAAGCCGCGAGCCATGGAGCGACTGGCGATGCTGGCTGTCTTCCATAATCTGCACAAGGTGATGGAATGAGTACAGTCATTCCCCGTAGTGTGGATCTGGGTGACCTGCTGGCGTGGTTCGAGTCACGGCGGCACATGCCTACCGCTGACGACATACGCACCCGGTTCGGTTGCTCGCGTGCCACGGCCTACCGCTGGCTCATGCTGTACCGGACACACCAGACGCAGCAGGAGGTTTTTTGTGGCCAGCGCGCATATAAGTAAGGAGTGTCCGGATGGGGAAGTTTGGCGTCCAGTTATAGGGGAAACATATAAGTCTTGGGTGGTTCGGCTGTGGCTGGAACTGTGCGTGGAGACGCTGGAGGGACGCAAGGCGCTGCGTGGAGAGGCCCGAGTTACTGTACTGAACATGCTGAATAAGTACAGCCGCCTGCGCGAAATCTGGAGAGTTTCACGGACTGAGTGCCACAGAATCGAAGAGAATTTGGCGTCATGGAGTTAACGAAACGTGAAGAAGAAACTTAACAAATCGACCAAGCGGCAGCAGCGACCCGTTGGCGACGAAGTCACCCAGTTCCACCCGGGCGACAGCTCCATGGTCAAGATGATGAAGGTCACCCGTTGGGCTCTCCTACGCGGTGGCACCTTCAAAGCTGGCGAACTGCAGGCGCGCTTCGGCTGCACCCGGTCGATGGCCTATGTCTACTACTATGCGTGGCGACAGGTGTTTGGCGACCAGCCACCGATGCGTGCGTTTCATCACCGGGCGGAAGCTGCGCCGGTGAACCCGAAAGTCAACCTCGAATCACTACTGGAGTTGTAACCCATGACCACGACACCTAACGACACCACGATCCATATCCCTGACAACATGCCAGTTGATGCAAAGCGTTTGCCTCAACTCGGCGACACACAAACTCATTTCGGCGGTGATCCGTTGCCGCAAGTCGATGCAACGTTTCCTGTGGAATTGAGGCCAAAGGGGCTGGCAAACAACGAGTCCGGATCTGAGACCGGCACTTTAGGCGAAGTTTTTGGTGGTCATCCCCCCGCGCCTTTGTCATCCCCGGAAAAAAATATTTTGCAAACTCCAGTGGAAGAGGAGTCCAGTATTTCAGGTCACGGGGAGCCGGAATCGGCAGCGACACTAGGGATCGTAGCGACACAAGCGAGCCTGTCGTGGACCGATGGCGCGAAAGTGGTGTGGTTCATCCGCAACGAGGCCGAGTCGATGATCCACGAGTTCGCGAACTACGCGCAGGCGGATGCGTACTTCGAGGCGAACGAGCGCACGCGGTGGCTGGTGCCGGGTCAGGACGAGGAGCCGGGGTTCAAGGCGGCCAGTCCAGCGCCGCAACCGGGCGCAGGTGCGAGCGCAGCGAGTGACACGCTGACGCAGGATGTGAATAGCGGGGAGCCGCAGGTGGGCACACCGGGGACGCTGGCGTGAACGTGACCTACGAGGAGCTGGTCTGGGTGATCGGCGCGCTGTGTCTGGTGGTGGCGCTGATGCTGCTGGTCGGGGTGTGGGCGCTCGATCACATGCTCAGGAAGATTCAGGGCGATCTGGATGAGGTCAGCAAGGACTTGACGGATATCACCTTGGAGCTGCACGCCGTGCAAATCATAGCCAGTCAGCTGGCACCGAGTGTGAAAGATCATGGCTGACATCCGGGCGATCCACGAAGGCTACGTGCCGCCCAGTGGCGACATGGGCGATATCGCCGCCATGCTGCGCACCGTCGCCGACTCGATCGAGAAAGGCGAGTGTGGGGAAGTCATGCACGCCTGCGTGCTGATGGACAACGGCAAGGAACTGATGCAGATGCACCGCTGTACACGGCCGACCACCAAGCTTGAATGGCTCGGTATCCTCCAATGCGCCATCCACTACGTGATGAGGTAACACCATGTCTGATATCACACCCCCCGATACCTCCGACACCAAAGCCCCTGACACGAAGCCGGCCGACCAGCCCGGCGCCAGTTCCGGGGCGCCCACCAAGGTCTACCTGATCGGCTTCGGTGTTGTCGTGGCCATCCTGATCGCCATCGCGATCCTGAACCACTGATGGGATTGGTGCTGGTCGGCAACGACACCATAGCATCGCCGGCACTGACCAATGTGCCGGCGATGCTTCGTCGTATGGCGGATGACATCGAGTCAGGCAAGAGTCCTGCGCCGCATTCCGTGTTGTTGGTAGCCACTCATGATGATCGCGAGACAGGGCTGTATTTGTGGGGTGAATACCTCAATGCCTACGAGGTGATCGGTGTACTCGATCTGGTGAAGAAACGCTTCATGGATGCCGGCAATGGCTGACGGGTCATGGCGCGATTCCTTCGGCATGACCCGTCCGGTCATGGATGAGAAACAGGCTGCCCAGTTCGCCCTGTGGGTCTTGTCCTACCAGAAACGGCCGTATGACTGGGTGATGGCCTGCTATCCATGGCGCGTCAAGGACTCGCCACTGGCCGGACGCATCCCCGAGTTCTGGCAACGCGAGTGGCTGATGAAGCTGCAGGGCGAGCTGCAACGCACCGACATGCCGCCGCACGAGCTCGTCAACCGGGTGATCCGCTTCACCACCGCCGCCGGCAACGGTGTGGGCAAGACCTGTCTGGTGGCATGGATCATCCACTGGTTCGAGTCCTGCTACCCCAACGGCGAAGGCGTCATCACCGCGTCCACCGAAGGCCAGCTCTCCAACAAGACGTGGCGCGAGCTGCGCAAGTGGCAGGACTACGCGGTCAACGGCTGGCAGTTCGAGTGGACCGCGACCAAATACCGCTGCCGCGACTACCCCGAGACATGGCACGCCGTGGCCACCCCGTGGTCCGACTCCAACCCGCAAGCCTTCGCCGGCACCCACGAGAAATACGTCCTCATCATCTTTGATGAGGCCTCCGGTATCTCCCCGGCGATCTGGGACGTGATCGAGGGCGCCATGACCACCGGTCTGGTGATCTTCCTCGCCTTCGGTAACCCGTCCGAAACCGAAGGCGGCTTCTACGACTCGCACTGCGGCAAGACCGCTGTCAACTGGATACGCTTCCGCGTCGATGCGCGCGAGGTCACCTTCGCCAACAAGGTCGAGATCGCCAAGTGGATCGCTACCTACGGCGAGGATTCGGACTTCTGCAAGGTGCATATCTATGGCCAGTTCCCGGCCATGGCCTCGACCACCTTCATCAGCTCCGAGTCGGTCCGCCGGGCGTTCACCAACGAGATCGACTTCCGCCACATCCCGCGCATCGTGCCACGCCTGATGGGTGTGGATCTGGCCCGCGCCGGCAAGGATCTGAACACCTGCATCAAGCGCCAAGGCCGAAAGATGCTTCGCGAAATAGGCCACTGGTCCGAACAGGACTCGATGATCTCGGCCGACTTCATCGCCCGGCAGATCAATGAGTGGCAGCCCGATCTCGTGTTCATCGATGGCGTGGGGCTCGGTGGCCCGGTCATCGACTACCTGCGCCGACGCGGCTACGGACGCATCATCGTGGACGTGCAGGGCGGCGCCACCCCGAATGATCCGGAAGATGCCAAACGCTACGCCAACATGCGCACCACGACGTGGGCGCGGATGCGCGAATGGCTACCCAGTGCCGATATTCCACCGCTTCCTGAGCTCGGCGAGGAGCTGTGTTCGCCCAAGTTCCGCTTCCACCTGCGCACCGACCGGATGCTGCTCGAACCCAAGGCTGAAATGCTTGCGCGCGGCGTGCGCTCGCCGAACATTGCCGACGCACTGGCCAACACCTTCTGGTTCGTCACCCCGACCGCTGGCGGTGCCGGCTCGGGTAGTGCCGAGCCCGAAGCCGTCTGATACGATGGCGCCACCTAACACACCCACTCCACCGGAGACAAGTCATGCGCGACGAAAAGAAACGCGAGGAAAAGATCAAGGCCCGTCACCCGGAGAAGGAGTCCAAGCACGAGGACAAACCCAAGGAAGAAGGTGAGAAAAATGACGGCATCAAGCATTCCGGTTCGTTCGAGGGCAAGTCGAATGCACTCGGTCACGGCGGCCGCGCCAAGCAGCTTGAGGCAAAGGGTGTGCCAAAGGGTGTTATTGGCGAGCTAGCGCGCAAGGCTCATGCGGCACCCGGTCAGGCGAACTACCACGGTAAATGAGTCACACTTGCTCCAAATGCGGCCAGATCAAACCGGATGATCAGTTCCGTAAGGACTGGCCGCGCAACAAAGTGTGCAAAGCCTGTCGCATTAAGCCGCTGACAGAAGAAGATAAAGAGCGCATGAGGGCTTACTATCTGGCACACAAGTCGCGCTGGTCGAGCCCAAAGGCGAAAGAAAAGAACAAGGCATATCGTGACGCGCACATTGCCGAAAGACTGGAAGCTGGCAGGCATCGACGCACAGCAGCCAGAAAATATGTAGCCGAGATCAAAAATCGACCGTGCATGGATTGCGGAATAGTGTATCCATGGTATGTGATGGATCTCGATCATGTGCGTGGCGAAAAATTAAGCGATGTAAGTTCACTGGTGGATAATGGTGCAAGCCTTGCAAGGCTGAAAACTGAGATCGTCAAGTGTGACGTTGTGTGTTCCAACTGCCATCGCATCAGAACGCATATTTTCAGAGGAACGGCATCATGAAAAAGTCCGAGAAAAAACCCGAGTTCGTGGCCAAGCCCACCTCCAAGCCCGGCGCGGTGAAAAAGGCGTTTGCCGAGGACACCAAGAACGACAAAAAGGTGGCCAAAAAGAACGGCGTGAAGTTCACCGGCCACTGATCCATGGGCTCGCTCGTGCATGTGCATAATGACGGCCCCGATGCGGTGGAGATCCGCCTTGGGCGCCGTTCGATCCTGCTGCAGGCCGGGCAGGATTTTCGGGTATCCACCGCTGCGCACACGGTCGAGGTGGTGGCCTTGCAGGGAATCAGTGCCGAGGATCTGGCGCTGCACATGGGCGGCAGGCCCCATCAGGGTGAAGTCAACCGGTACGCCGAGGACTGACATGAGCGTGGTCAATCTGGTCGATCCCGAGCCACTGGATGACACGGCAAAGTTCTGGCGTGCGATCATGACGCTGTGCAACACCTCGCCGCTGTCGCAGGCGGAAAAGCTGGGGACACTTGAGTTCATCAAGCACGAGATCATGACCGACATGCTGGCCAACTCACGAGCGCGGGACAAGGACAAAACATGACCTACAGCGTTCGCGATGTCATTGGCTTTCCGCCAGCCAATCCGGGCTACCGGCAGATCGACTTTGCGTCCTTGGTCGAAATGGCTGACGGCACGCAGGAAGTGCCGGTAGTGTATGCCTTCGGTGGCAATGCACCCACCATGATCTCGATCGGCAACGGGGCACCATTCGCGATCTCTACCCATTCCGGTTACTCGCGTATGTTCGTCGAGTTCCTGCCTTATTACTGGAATCCCAACTCACCGGACTGGAACGGACAATGAGTCAGACCCACATGGAACGTGCCCGTGCCGCGGTGGCCGCCATGGTCAAGGAGCAGGGCATTGGCAACTCGCTGACCGGCCACGATCCGATCGGTGAGCCTGAAGGCATCGTGGATGACCACCATGACCTGCATACGCTGCACGCCTCCACCCATATCCTCGTCACCGACATGGCTGATCTGCTGACCAAGCGGATGCCCGGCTTTCGGTGGGCCATCCAGCCATCCGAGTTCGGCAAGGTGTTCAACATCTTCTGCCTCGACTTCTCCGCTCGCTGGGGCTACCGCGTCAAGTACACCGACGTGATGAACGACCCCAAGCGGCGTGAAGCGATCAAGGCTGGCCGGGAGATCCTGCGTCGGTTCCGCTACCCCGGCACCGTCTACGCGATCGACAGGATGTTGACGATCAAGCGCAACCCGCGCGGCGAAGCCATCCCTGACGTATCCGACATGAAGGCGACCCGCTTCACTCAGCGCGTCGCCATCGAGCAGGCCCTGTCCGATGGTACCGGCCGCGTGATCGGCACCCAAGGTGCGGGACAGATCATCGAAATTCGACAGGGGAATCGCCCTCGTGACTAAGTGGAACCCGAGCTCCTCGCAGAAACTCGAAGGCGCGAACCTGTCCACACCGGGCACGTCGGCCAATGACCTCATCCCCACCCAGTCCCTGTCCGGACCCGCGCCGGGTACGGGACTTAGCCTGATGAACGATCAGGGCGGTGAACGCCTGCCCGGCGCACCACGCCCACCCCCTCCGGATGCCGAGCGACCGACCAAGCCCCTCGTCATGGCCAAGGAGCTGGGACGATCCTCGCCGCTCTCGGACGACGGCTGCATGGCGCTGGCGCGGCAGTCCTACATCACCGCCGAGGACTACTTCAACGCCAGCCATCGTACCCGCCTGATCGACGCCATGGCGCGCTTCAACTCCGAGCATCCCAAGGGCTCCAAGTATTGGTCAACCGCTTTCGAGAAACGCTCGCGACTGTTCCGGCCCAAGACCCGCGCGATGACCCGCAAGCGCGAAGCCTCGACCTGTATCTCCCTGTTTGGTTCGGCCGATATCGTCAATGTGCAGGCGAGCAATGGCGATGCGGGCTCGGTGCTGGATGCGCGTATGCAGGAAGCGTTGCTCAACTACCGCCTGCAGGAGGATGACCGCTGGTATCGCCTTGTGGTGGGTTCCGTGCAGGATGCCGATCGGCAGGGATTCGTGATCGGCAAGACCCAGTGGGACTACGAGGAAGCCTCGCGCTACTACGATGAGCTGCATCCCGAGCTCGGGGCGGTCAAGCGCATCGACATGGTGCCCACCGTGGATCGGCCCGGCTGGAGCCTGATCCCGATCGAGCGGTTCCGCTTCTCGCCGGCCGCTGACTGGATGGACGTGGTGAATTCCTCGCCCTTCCTGACCGAAGTGATCCCGATGTTCATCTGCGACGTGCGCCGGTATGCGGCCAACCCGCGCGCCCGGCTGCAGTATCGAACACTCACCGATGGCCAGCTGATGTCCGGCGGCCACAATGGCGAGTGGGATGCGATCCGGATGCAGCGTGAGCGCAACCGTGTCAACCGCTACGAGCGATCCTCGGACCCTTCCGATTACGCGATCTGCTGGGTCCACCGCAACATCGTGCGTATCGAGGGTGAGGATTATATCTTCGATACCGTCGGTACTACGCTGATGCTGTCGAACGTGATCCCGCTGTCAGAATTCGATCCGCGTGGATACAGGCCCTACGTGATCGGCTCGAACATGCTCGAATCACACAACCCGTTCAATGTCGGCGCGACCACGCTGATGTCTGGGATTCAGGATGAAATCAACGACATTACCAATCTGTCGATTGACGCCAACAAGATGGCCACTTCCGGGCGCATGTTCATCAAGCGCAATACGGCGATCGACCTGCACGCACTGGCGCGGTTCTCACCCGGCGCGGTAGTCGAAATGGACAACCCGCAACAGGACGTGAAGTGGGATCGCTCGCCGGAAGCACCTCAAGGCATGATGCAGGAGCATCAGGTGTTGAGTACCGAGCTCGATGACCTGATCGGCAACTTCAATCAAGGAAGCATCGCCAACAACCGCAACCTCAACGAAACCGTCGGTGGTCTGGAAATGATCGGCACCGCAGCCGACCAGATGACCGAGTACGACTTGCACACCCTGTGTTCGACGTTCTTCGTCAAGATGTTGACCCAGATCCTCGATCTGGAGAAACGCTGGGAAACCGATGCGCACCTTGCGTCGATCATCGGCGCGAAAATGGCACAGGGTGCCCGCCAGTTCTGGAAGGCGCTCGGCACCGAGACCAAGGTGATCGTCAATGTCGGCTTTGGCTCGACCAATCCACAGAAACGTCTGGAGCGGATCACCACCGCGATGACGACGACGATGCAGATGTTCCCGATGACCGCCTATCAGTCCAATCAGGCCGAGATCCTGAAGGAGATTTGGGCGGCGGCGGGATTCGCGGACCCTTCGCGGTTCTTCCCGTTCCTTGGGGATGCCGGAAAGCCCGATCCAAACCCGAAAGTGGCCACGCTGCAGCAGCAGTTGCAGACGCTGATGATGAAACTGTATCCGGGCGAAATGCACAATCAGGGCCTCATCCAACGCGAACAGGTGCGTGTGCAGGGTCAGGAACGCCTACAGCAGATGAAGATGCAAGGTCAGATCGCGATCCAGCAGGCCGAGGCACAAACCGCGTTCGAGATCAAGAAAATGGAGCTGCAGATGGCCTACATCGAACTGCAGCTGGAACACGAAAAGAACGACGTGGCACGTGGCCAGCTCATGCTCAACCGCGAGAAGCTGTCCAACGACATCACCGTGCAGCGCATGGAGCTCGATCTGGCCCGGCAGACCGCCATGGCGTCCGCCAATCCACCGGTACTGGCCGTGGATGCCGAAGGTCAGGCCGAGTCCACCGCGCTCAACCAGCCCGGTTCCAACATCGGCGCGGAAGAACCCTTCCAAGCCGATGTGGCCTCGTCCAACGACTACCTGCAGGCCGGCAAGATGCCGCCCCCGCCCAAACCACAGACGCCGCCGGGCACCGTGCTGCCGCAGATGCCCAACCAGCCCATGGTCACCGCGCCCAGTGAGCAGCAACTGGGTCAACCACCGCAATACCAGACGAACATCTGATGACCCCTACCGATCCACTCGATGGTTTCCGCGCTCCTGTCGCGGCGATTGCGCGCCAGCTCGAAACGCTCGATGACGATGCGCCGCTGTGGCAGAGCCTGTATCTCGCCGACGCGGCCAAGGGCATCATGCGTGGCGTGGCGCAGCGCAAGGACATTGCCAAGGTGATGGCGATGATGATCGCGCAGTGCGAAATGGACACCCAGATGCTGTGCCAGCGTCTCCTCGACTGTACCGACCTGAATACGGAGGCGGCACGCAAGGCCCACTTCGATGCGCGGATATCCGCTGGCATCCTCGGGCGCCTCAATCAGTACATCCACGATGGCGAACGTGCCGCCGAGGCCATCAACAACAAGGGAGAATCCGCATGAGCAGCGTCAAGCAGGACATTCAGACCACGCAGGCCGCGCTCGATCGCGGGGATCTCACAAACGGTGCATCGGCCGTCGTACCCAAGGGTGACGAACTGCACCCGGTGAAGATTGACCCGTTTGCAGCACGCAAAGGGATGTTTATCAAGGCGGACAAGATCCGCGAGCGCGAGACAGCGCAGGGTCAGGCCGAGAATGATCCTGAGCGTATCGCGCGGATGGAGGCCGAGGCGCGCGGCGAAACCTATACCGCACCTACGGCGCCCACTTCACCGGGCACGCCCACGACACCCACTGGACAAGCCGTTGCGAGCTATGTCAACATCCCCGTCGCAGGAGGCGAGATTCGGGTGTCCCAAGCGGACATCGACCGGGAAGGTGGTGTTGAAGGGTATCTGCGCCGTCGTGAGCAAGACGAGGGGATGGCACAGGACAAGATCACCATCAACCGGTTGCAGCGTGAGCTGGCCGATTCTGTCCGCGTGCGAGAGGAACTACGGCAGGCCAAGCCTGCGGGTCAAGCTGACCCAGCCACAAGATCCGCCGCTCCAGCGGATCGGAACCTCCCCGGTTCTGGCGCATCGGAACAGGAATTGACGGGACTGGCCACACGCTTGGCCAAGCAGATTTATTCGGGTGATGAAAACGATGCCCAAGCCGCGATCCTTGAGATCCTGCGGCGAGCCAAAGGGGAAACCCTGTCGGCCGAGGACATCGAAACCCGGGTACGTGCTGCGGTCGCCAAGGCCGCCCCCGTCGCCACCACACCCACCTCTATACCCGTCAATCCACGCATTCAGGCAATCAACGCCCAGATCGACACGATGGCCCTTCGGGAATACCCCGATATCTGCAAGAACGAAGTCGCGCGCGTTGCCACGTTTGAATACTTCAAGCAGCTGGTGGCGCTCCCCGAGAATCGTGACCGCCGTGCTGTCGATGTGGCCCGCGATGCCTGTGACTGGGGCAAACAGCAGTTCTTCGGTGGCCCACGCGGCAACATCGTTGAGCAGAAGCGCGGCCTGCCCTCCAGCGTGACGGCCAGTGGTGCTATACAAACGACGACCGATGATGAAGCCATGTCCAATGCACAGGCCGTGGCCATGATGCAGTCACATCGCAACTTCGGGCGTCGCCTCAATCCACAGTGATTCAACCGGAGAAAGTGCTATGTCAGGTCAAGTATGGAGCGTCAATACTTTGGGTGGCTATATGTACGCTGACCAGCTCAGCAATGTGCTGCGCATGGCGCTCTTGCCCACCGTAAAGTTCCGTTGACCTTCGGGTTCTTGACACGATCCTAAAGATCGTGTGTAATTGGCGGAATGAAAACGCAACTAAATGCTGGAATAACCGAGTATCCGTCAGTACCACAGTGTGAAAATCTGACGGTGCGGTCAATCAGCAGGGAAGACTATGCTTGGCTAGCGGGGATCGTAGATGGAGAAGGGAATCTCGATTGGCAGGTGGTGAAAGCGAATACCAACGGAAAGCCTTATTGGCGACCAAAGTTTCGCGTCATCAATACCGATGTGGCAATGATTGCCAAAATATCCCGAATTCTGGAAGGACTTGGATGTGTCTTTTTCTACAACATCAATCGTCGTAGAAAAGCCCATTACAAGGATCAACTGGCAATTGTGGTACATAGCCAAGGTTCGGCAAAAAAGGTTCTGACAGAGATCTTGCCTTATTTGACGACGAAACGAGGACAGGCGGAAGTGATGCTCAAGGCAATCAACTTTGTGCAGAAATTTCCGAAAGGTGGCAACACGACAAGTCACCTTTACGCTAACACTCCTGAATTCGCCGAGTTGCAAAAGCAGTTCTTTATCGAACGTGATTTGCTCATAGAACCCTCAGAGACTACACGTTGCGCAGGCAAGGCTTTGGTTTTGTCTGATGATATAGTCCGGCCTGCACGGCGACGTGCAGAGGCTAGCCCTCGCAAGGTCAGCCCGGTGACGTAAGTCACTGTAACAACTCACAATTTTGCGATGCCAAGGATGCGACCGAGAAAGGTCTGCACAGCGGCCAGTTGTTCAACTGGAACACTTACTCGCGTGTCGCCAACGGCGGTGGCCAGATCAGTGAAGATGTGGATATGCCGTCCACCAACTTCACGGTGGGTCAGGCCAGCCTGACGATCACCGAGTACGGCAACAGCGTGCCGTACACCGGCAAGCTGGATGACATGTCCAAGCACCCGGTCACCGAGATCATCCACAAGGTGCTGAAGGTGGATGCGAAGGAAACGCTGGACGGCGCGGCATGGGCACAGTTCAACTCGACCGTGCTGCAGGTGGCTCCGACCGGTGGCAACTCCACCACCTCGGTCACCTCCAGTGTCGGCGCGACCGGCATTACCAACGCGATCGCGATGAACAACTCGCACGTGAAGGCGATTTCGGACCTGATGAAGGAAGCCAACATCCCACCGTATGTGGATGATGACTACTACGCCATCGCGTGGCCGACCACGCTGCGCACGTTCAAGAATTCGCTGGAGTCGATCCACCAGTACGTGGAAACGGGCTTCCAGCTGATCGCCAATGGCGAGATCGGCCGCTACGAGGGTATCCGCTTCATCGAGCAGACGGCCATCGCGCACGGCGGTGCGGTGAATGCTTCCGGCTACACCTTCCGTAACCCGGTGCCATGGACCGGTGGTGTGTCCGACTGGTGTTTCTTCTTTGGCGAGGACACGGTGGCCGAGGCCATGGTCATCCCCGAGGAGATCCGAGGCAAGATCCCCACCGACTTCGGCCGTTCGCGCGGCATCGCGTGGTATTACCTTGGCGGTTATGGTCTGGTGCATGGCGCCTCCACGGCGGACGCGGCCAATGCCCGTATCGTCAAGTGGAACTCGGCCAGCTGATTTGAGCGCGGCGTTAAAAGGCGCCGCGCTTCCACCCATTTCGCGGAGACACGATCATGTCCAGCAATTACGACAACCTCTCGGAAGTATGCTATACCTTTCCGAGTGTCAACTTCGCCAGCGGCTCGACCGCCAAGATGAAGATTCCGCGTGGCGCCAAGATGGCCCGCGTCTGCGATATCCTGTTCTCGGCCACGGTCCTATTCACGCAGGTGACCACGCCGGCCAACGTGCAGATCGGTGACGGCACCACGGCCAATGCCTTCGGCCAGCTGTCGCCGGGCGCGCTCGCCGCCGGGAACACCTTTGGTGCGTCCGATGTGACCGGTGGCCTGTTCGGTGTCGGCAACCAGTATGGCAATGCCGCCACGGCGGTCTACCTCGCCGGCAACTACAATTCCGGTGCTGGCCTGCATGACCTCATCGTCACCTTCGTGGCACCCACGGGAGGTACGCCCGCCGGTACTGCAACCGTGATCGTGGTGGTCGGGTACGACCAGATCACTCCGTAATCCACCTCGCCCGTCACAGGAGAATCGTCATGGGTAGCGAACGCAGCAGTCCCGAATCCCGCAAGGCGACCGCCGGCAACGGCGAAACGCAGCTGGGTCCGGATGAATTTCCGACCGGTGAGAACTTCGAAGGCGCCAATGCCGTCACCGGCCCCGAGTTTGGTGACAAGTCCAGTCGCCGGCCGCCATCGACGGGACAGTCCCTCGTGATGGGCCTGTCCGAATGCGATGATTTCCACGACGAGGAACCCGATTCGCTCGGTGAGGGTCGCGATGACTCCACCGGCAAGCCGGATGGCCCCGAGCGTGGTGCCGTGGACAACGGTGGAGCGGGCGCCAAGCTGCAGTGGGGCTGATTCCCGCGTAGACTGGAACCTACGAGGGCGTGTCGGTAAGCCGATGCGCCCTCCTCGCGTGGAGAGTCATGATGTCGAACAAACCTGCCCCCGAAAAACTGACGTTGGCCGAGGCGCTGTCTGCGCCCATGCCGGCGTTCAACGTGGCACTGGAAGTGAACCGGGCCGATCCGGATCTACCTTCCATGGAGCCCAACTACAATTCCACGACGGATGATGGCATGGCGTCCCGGCGCTCGAAGCACATCATGCGTACCCATGCCGAGATCACGGCGGATCGCTCCGGTGATCTCCCGCTCGGTGATGGACTGTCCCTGCGTGAGCCGATGGCCGGGCAGGGCGAAAACGACCAGTTCCCGGTTCGCACGAACCAGTTCGGCAAGCAGAGGGCATGACCATGAGTCTGTTGCAGATGAAATTGAATCGCGATCTCCCGTTCGGTCAGGTGTTCCAAGGCACGGGCGAGCCCGACGCGCGTGATACCGCCGTCAAGTTCTACCAACATGGCCTGTATTTCTTGGCCAATGGCAATCTGGCGGTGGAAAGTCCGCACAACGCCTCCAAGATGGCACTGATCGAATCGCTTGGCGGCATCAATCCCGAAGAGGCACCCAAGCCGATTCAGGAACCCGATCGCACCCCGGTCAATCCGGAGATCGTCAACAAGCTGGCCGACAAATCCGACGAGGAAGTGCATGGCATTGCGTTGAAGATGGTCGATGCGCTCCATGCGCAGAATGTACCCTTCGACTACACGCCAGCTCTGGACAACCGCGACGGCAATATCCGGTTCATCGCGCAGTATGCGAGCTGATCCATGTCGCGCAGCTACCTCGCGCTGTGCAAGGACATCGTGGCTGATCTCGGCATTGCGGGCGGCACACTGCAGTCCACTCAGAACCTGACCAATCAGGAGCTGATCCGTATCTGCAACTGGGTGTCACGCTCAGACCTGTACCTGCAGAACCTGTGGACCCAGTGGAATTTCCTCTGGGTCCAAGACATCGCGATCACCTGCGCGGCAACCTCCAATAGCCTGCTCACGTCGCCGCCTGTATGGGCGGCGGATATCCAGTCCTACAATCTTGAGTCCCTGTGGATCAATTTCGGCCTAGCCACGGCGCAGAAAATTCCATGGATGGAGTGGAACCAGTTCTACAAGGTCTACTTGTCAAAGCCGATCAATACGCAGCTTGTGCCGACGTATTTTTCGATTGATCCAGCCGGCAATATCTGGTTGTCGCACAACATGCCTGTCCTGACTACATTCGCGATGGAATACTACGTGGTCAGCAACCGGATGCAGCTCGACACGGATACGAGTCCGATCCCGAACAACTTCGACACGATCATCACCGAGCGTGCCAAGATCATTTACGCCGGGCGCGAGAATGCCCAAGAGATCATGACCAGCGCCAGCGCCGAATACAGTGATCAGTTGGACAAGATGCAGGGATATTGCCTGCCTGACAATCTTGCTGGTCGCACGCTGCGCAACGACACCACCACCGTCCCTCAAAGCTATGTGGATTAAGTCATGGATCTGGCCACCGCACTGCGATCATCGGGGGCGCTGACTCTCAAGACCGACATCAAGGTGGCGGACGCATATGCGTTCAATGGTGGTCTGAACATCATGGACCCACCATCCATGGTGCTACCCGGTCAGCTGCTTGGCGTGTTGAACTACGAGCCCGGCGTGCGTGGTGGTTACCGCCGCTGGGACGGCTATGAGCGATTCAGTGGTCAGCCTAGTCCTTCGCAGGAACTGTACATATCTCTCGCTGTGGGTACGGGTTACAATCCGGCACCCGGTGTCGTGTGCACCGAGTCGGGTTCTGGCGCAACAGGCGTTGTCGCCTATGTAGATGTGATCAACAGCGTACTTGTGCTGGTACTGGTCACTGGAACCTTTATCGGCAAGGGATCGACCATCACCTCCTCTGCCGGAACAACAACAAGCATTGGCACGCCGGGCAATGATTCGGGTATCACTACGGCGCTGACCACTGAATACGAGTTGCAAAAATACTTGTATTTCCAGTCTTTCATTGGACCAGTCGGGGGTGCGGCGTCCAGTGGTCCCGTGCTTGGCGCTCATCCCTACCTCGACTACGTCTACGCTTTTCGTAATAACGCAGCCGGCACGGCGGTGGACATGTGGCAGTCCAGCAATAGTGGCTGGGTAAAGATCGAACTTGGCACCAAGGTCTACTTCGATACCGGTATCTACAGTGACGGAAATATGGATGCCCCCGCTGAAGGAACGTTCCTGACGGGCGCCACCTCGGGTGCGACCATGACAGTCAAGCGTATCAACGCCATGACCGGCACGTGGGGCACGGATGCAGCAGGCTATTTCATCGTGGCGTCGATTACCGGTACACCTGTAGCCGGCGAAGCGTTGCAGGTAGCTGGCGTAACCTACATGAATTACCTGTCCAGCGCGGCACAGGTTATTCCTCCGGGCGGCTATTACAAGTTCCGTACCTACAACTTCAATGCCGTGCAAAATCCAATCACCGGCTTTCGACTGTATGGCATCAATGGTGTTGGCAATGGTTTTGAATACGACCAAGTAACCAACACGTTCGTGTTGATCGAGACAGGAAACTCGCCGGATATTCCTACTAATCTCGAAGTCCATGCCAGTTACCTGTTCTACAGTTTCGCGGGAGGTAGCCTGCAGAACTCCGGCTATCAGCTACCCTTGAACTGGAATGCCGTGTTCGGTGCGTCAATGCGACTGGTTGGCGAGGATGTGACGTTCCTGCGTGAGGATATCTCGCAGACCCTCATCATCGGCACCCGGCGCCGCTTGTGGACGCTGACTGGCATTTCAGTTGAATTGTTCCAGATCCAGATCTACTCGCCGAACGCCGGTTCGGTCGCCAACACGGATGAAAATCCCGGGCAGATCGTGTTCATGGAAGATCGTGGCTTCACCAGTGCGGCCGCCACATCGCAGTACGGCAATTTCGAGGCACAGAGCTTATCCGATCTGATCCTTTCGCTGATCCCTGACCTTGTGTACGGTGACACACCTGTCGGCGCGGTCACCACGCGTCAGAAGAATCTGTATCGGCTGATGTTCGCTTCCGGAACGGTGATGTGTCTAGGCATGAATGCGGCTGGAAAATTCAGCGGTTGGACCTCGGGTGAAGTGGTTCATGTGCCTAGTGGCTTCTGGGGTGGGTATATTCAGGATGTTGCTCATGGCGTGCAGGTGGAATTTGCTTGCATGGGCGACGTGAATGGTTATGTCTATGCCATGGATCGTGGCAACAGCTTCGACGGCCAGAACATCATGCACTTCCTGCGTCTTGCCTACGATGCCTCGAAATCACCCGACACGTTCAAGCGATATCGGCGCATTCAAGTTGACCTGTCGCCGGAAGGGCCGATGTCGCTCAGCATGTCAGTCGATTACGACTACGGAAATCGTTCTGGTCAAGTCAACCAGTCACTGGATTTCAACGGCAACGGTGGTTTCTGGGATGTGGCATTGTGGGATGAATTCATATGGGATGCCGCGCAATACGCACAGGCCATCATGAAGGTCGAAGGTGAGGGCTACAACATTGGCCTTTTCTTTGCTGGAAACAGCAACACCGATGCGGCGTCCACCATCTATGGTGCATCACTGCAATGGTCGCCGCGCATCATCAACCGCAACACGGGGAATCAGTGATGCCTGTCAGCAACCCGTATTATCAGGATAACTTCTCTGGCCAACCGGGCCAGACTGCACGCTCTGAATCCGTCGATACCGAACTTCAGGGTGTGCAGAGCGGTTTCGATGGTGTGTATGCCGACACCAACCGGGCGATCAAGGCGCCGACTGGCGAAACACTGACGGATCTTCCGGCAGCGGCTTCGCGTGTCAACAAATGGTTGAAGTTCGATGCGAACGGTCAGCCACTGTTGGCCAATACACCACTGAATGTGCGCGGTGCATGGACCGCTTCCACGCTGTATGCCGTGGGAGACGCCTTCAATGCGGCGCCCAATGGCAGCCTGTACTACGTGAACTCGTCCTATACCTCGGGCGCATCGTTCGGCTCGACGGATCTGGCGCACACCACCGACATTGCCAACTTCGGCAGCCTGTATTTCGCCGCGTATGCCAGCGTCACCACCGGACCGGCCACGATCACGGCACTTGACGGTGGCTCCTACGCCGTGGACTCCACGGCGGGCAACATCATCATCAACCTGCCCACCGAAACCACGATGGGAAATTCGCCGATCAACATCACACTGGTGGGTGGTTCGCTCACCGGCAGCCAGTTGGTCACGCTCAACGCGGCCAGTGGCCAGTTCATCGAGGGAACCTCGAACGCCACGATCAATTTCGACGTGCAGAATGCATCCGTCTCGTTGTTCTGGGCGGGCTCGGCCTACGGTTGGCGCTTGCGGACGATGGGGTAAAGCCATGTCAGTCAACTACTCCACGCTGCTGCGTTTTGGTCCGACCGGGCCGACGGGAGCCACAGGACCCACCGGCGCGACCGGTCCGACCGGAGCACCGGGTCCGACCGGCCCGACGGGTCCGAGCGGTGCCAGCGGTACCCCTTCCTCAACACCGGGCCCGACCGGCCCGACTGGCCCGACCGGTGCGCCGGGAGCCGTGGGGCCCACCGGACCCATCGGGCCCACGGGTTCGACCGGTGCGACGGGTCCTACCGGGCCGACCGGTTTGACTGGTGCGACGGGTCCGCAAGGCCCAGCCTCCACGACACCCGGCGCGACCGGTCCGACCGGCCCGACGGGTCCGACGGGTGCGCCCGGTTCCACCGGACCTTCGGGTCCCATCGGGCCAACGGGTCCCACCGGTCCCACGGGGCCGACCGGCAATGCGGGGCCCCCGGGGCCGACCGGTCCTACGGGCCCGACCGGTCCTACGGGTCCGATCGGCAATCCGGGGTAAACCATGAGCGTACCACTGAGCCATTATCTACTGGGTTCAACAGGGCCGACCGGGCCGACCGGGCCGACTGGATCGACCGGTCCGACCGGCCCCAGTTCCAGCACGCCCGGCGGGACGGGTTCAACAGGTCCCACCGGTAGCACAGGCTCGCCCGGCCCCACCGGCCCGACTGGACCCACGGGCCCGGCGGGTACGCCATCCTCGACCACAGGACCTACCGGTCCGACCGGGCCACGGGGTCCCACGGGTTTGACCGGACCCCGTGGCCCCACCGGATCGAGCCCCGTGGGTCCGATCGGCAATATCGGGCCGACCGGTCCTACGGGCCCGACCGGTCCTACGGGAACCACCGGCCCGGTCGGGCCTACCTCTATCGTACCGGGTCCCATCGGTCCGACCGGGCCCATCGGTCCTACCGGGCCAACCTCTACGACGCCCGGTCCCACGGGGCCGACCGGTCCGACCGGACCCCGTGGCGCACAAGGTCCGCAGGGACTGCATGCAGTGGGGACAAGTAGTGGTGGCAGCTGTAGTTACGACAAGCCGCCTAACAGCAGTTGCTCGGCCACCTATATCATGTCGGTGACGGCCTACTATGGATCAGGCAGTTACTCCTACGCATGGTCCAAGGTTAGTGGAGGAGGTAGTGCGCCTACGGCCTCAGGCGCATCAGCCACCGCTGGATTGACGGGCAGCAATGTCAACACGCCGATTGTTGGCACATATCAGTGCATCGTGACGGATGCCGTGTATGGCAGCACTTTCACAGTGACCTTCACTGTGTACTGGAATTTTACTTCCAATCAATAAGGGATTTTCATGCACGTCTCTGCCATCCTTCCGCCGCAGCAAAAGGAAACGCCACCTTATGTGTGGTTCAATCGCCTGTTCTCGGCGCCCGAGTGTGCCGAGCTGATTCGTGTAGGCGAGGCCAGCGCGCTGGAGCCGGGCAAGATCGGTGCGGGTGATCCTGACACAATCATCGTCAATCCGGATTACCGGCAGGTTCTAACCTGTGCACTGATGGATCATCAGGTGCCATGGGCTTACGAACGCCTGCGTGACAAGGCCACACTGGCCAATGGTGATTACTTTCGCTATGACCTGTCCGGATTGCATGAACATCTGGTGTTCCTGCGTTACGACTTCGATCCGGAAAAACCCGGCAAGTACGAATGGCATCAGGACATCGGTGGCGCCATGTCATCGTTGCGCAAGCTGTCCACGGTGACCCAGCTGTCTGATCCGTTCGACTATGAAGGTTGTCGCCTGCACATGTTCTCCAATCGTGATTTTGATCCGGGGCATGTCGAGCGTGGCGACACCATGATCTTCCCGAGCTACCTTCCGCACTGCGTGACTCCGATCATGCGTGGGCGCCGTTACTCCCTCGTGAGTTGGATTACTGGTCCAGCTTTTCGCTGATGGAGATTCTTTAGGTCATGGCAAACACTGTAGACCAGACCACTCGTCGGCGTGCGATCACCACCGTCCTTTGCAAAAACTGGGAAGGAGGGTCGGAAGCGAGCCTTACGATGAATTGCCCATCCAATGCTGGCCTGTCGCAGCATCAAGTCACAGTGGGATTCACGCAAGGATTTACCGATCAGGATTACGATATCCTTGTGTTCACCCGGCCCATAGGGAGTGGTATCTGGGTCTATCAAGGTGACATCACCCTTACTGTTGAAAATGGTGCGTCAGGGAAACTGATCTTCTCGGCACTGTTCGATGGCGTTTTGCTCTACACGATGAATCCATTTACATCCCCTTATGTACTCTGGGGTCAGGTAGATTCCGTCGGCAACGATTTTTTATTGGAAGGTCCAACGGGTGCACCGGGCGCTGCTGGTACACCGGGCACGCCGGGTGGTCCACCGGGACCCACCGGTCCAAGTGGTCCCACAGGATCAACAGGCTCGCCGGGCCCAGCAGGCAGTGCCGGCCCGACCGGACCCAGTGGTGCCGCTGCTTACACCACCACGAATGCCAGTTTCGTGCAACCCACCTCAGGTTCGACAGTCTCAGTCACTGTGCTGGCTACTGCATGGATGGCCGTGGGACAAGTTCTCTATGTTTCCGGTGGTGGCTACTACAGTGTGTCCTCGATCACCAATAGCACGCACGCCGTGCTGACCAATCTTGGTTATGCCGGCAATACCTCGTCAGGTTCCACGATCACGACTGGCAAAACCGTGACCTCGGCGGGGCTGGAAGGCATTACCGGTCCCACGGGCCCTTCCGGATCAGCAGGTTCTACAGGCCCGACGGGCTCCCCCGGAACCACCGGCCCGACCGGTCCTGCAGGCCCAACCGGGCCTGCTTCGACAGTACCGGGTCCAACCGGCCCAGCGGGTAGCACAGGACCTACCGGGCCAAGTGGCTCGGCAGGTGCGGCGGCTTACACCACGACTACGGCCAACTTCACTCAGCCAGCGGTTTCCTCGAATGTCAGCGCAACAGTTGCCTCAACGGCATGGATGGTAGCCGGTCAGATCCTGTATGTAGCCACGGGCGGCTATTACAGCGTGGCATCCATTACCAGCGGAACCGTGATGGTACTGACCAATCTGGGGTACGCCGGCAACGCTTCACCGACTTCGACCATCACTTCGGGCGCTGGCGTTTCCTCCGGCGGTATTGTGGGTGCCACGGGCGGTGCGGGCCCGACCGGTCCCACCGGAACCACAGGACCAACGGGAGCGACTGGTGCGGCTGGTGGCACCGGTCCCACGGGTAGTCCGGGTCCAACCGGTACGACCGGATCGCCCGGGCCGACGGGGACGACAGGTCCGAGTGGTCCCACGGGTCCAACCGGACCTTCCGGGGCGACGATCACTTACAACGTGCAGTCGGGTAACTACACATTGCAGGCCAGCGATGCCGGCAACGTGGTGCAGTTTACGAGTGCCACGGCGGTGACCTTGACGGTGAATGCCAGCACGTTCACCCAAGGACAAGTAGTGGCCGTCGAGCAGAATGGCGCAGGCCAAGTCACCGTGGTGGCCGGATCAGGCGTCACCATCGCCACCAGCAAATCACTCAAGACTTTTGGTCAGGGCGCGATCATCGGCTTGATCTGTGATACCTCCAGCACGGCATATACCTGCACGGGCGACCGCGCGTGAACCTCGCTCAACTCATTGCGCTGGCCACGAATACGCAACGTTCGGCGTCAAACAATATCAGTGTGGGTGTCAGCGCGAGCAAGCTGGCTCATGCCGCCAACGTCACTACGACGGCAGTTACGACGCAAGCTACGGGATCAACCTTTGTGGTGTTCGCCGGATGCTATCCAGTCGAGACGGCTTTCACGATCACCGACAATAAAGGCAATATGTATACGTTGGTAGGATCAGTGGTATCCAACGTGCCTGATACCATCAGTGCCGGCATGTATATCTGCGTGAATGGTGTCGGTGGATCGGGTCACACTTTTGAGGCGGCTTCTTCGGGAAGCTATAACAGTATCTACGCCGTGGAATTGAAAGGTGTCGCCACCTCCAGTCCGCAAGATGGACACGCCATGGCGACGAGCGTTACGTCCAACGATGGACCATATGTCTCGGGCAACATTACCACCACGAATGCCAATGACATCCTGATTGCCTTTTGCCTGATCGACGCGGAAACCTATCCACAGAGTGGTACGGCAAACACATTGACCTTGCTTGGATCACTCGCAACCACCGCGACAGGGCTTGGTATCTCGTGTGCCACCGGATTGGAAACCAGTACCGTTACGCAACAAGGATCATTCTCGGCTGTCGCGAACGGTACGTATGGCATCTGCGGCATCCTTGCACTCAAGTCATCGTAGGGGGACATCATGAGGCTTGTCTATAACCACAAGCAGATCAAGAAACGCTGGAGTACATGGCTCAACGGCCTTGGCGCTGCTGTGTCCCTGAGTGGTGGTGCGGCTGCGTGGTACAACGTGATTCCGGTGTGGGCTGTCTGCGGACTGGCCATGGTGATCTTCATCGCCTCGATCGTGGCCAGCTACATCCGTCAGGAGAAACTGCATGGCGACGACGAATAGATTCGTCCGACCCGGTGCATTGGCGCTGTCCATTGCCTTGGCGTTGGGCAGTACCTATGAGGGCACGCGCCTGACGGCCTATCACGATCCAGGCAATGGCACGCCCACGATCTGCATGGGCGAAACCCACGGCGTATTCATGGGCATGACCCAGACCTTGGCTGAATGTCAGGTCATGTTCTCGGGCGCCATGAACGAACGGGTGATCTTCGTCAAGGCGCACGTGAAGAAAGCGCAACCTGAGACGCGCATAGCTGCCTTGGCCGACTTTGCCTACAACGAGGGTGAGAGAACACTACTGGCTTCGATCGCATGGCGTGACATCAATGCAGGCAATCTCGCACAAGGCTGTCCCGCCTTGCTCAATTACACCACGGCTGCCAAAAAGTATCTCTCGGGACTGGCCAAACGTCGATACGATGAGTGTCAGTTGTGCCTGATTGGTACACCCTATCCAACTTCAACGTGTGGGGTGCAACCATGAGCGATGATATCGTGTATCAGGTATTGCTACAGCGTATCGAAGATATCCAGTCGAGCATGAAGGATGTGCGCGAAGCACAAGTTATTGCAGCACGTGATTCGCGTGAGACAGCGATCAAACTGGAGCGTGTACTTGGCAAGATCGATGAATTCTCCAAGATGGCCGATACCCAGCGCCAGATGGAACAGACCATCGTAAACCTCGATATCCGGTTGGAAATGCTTGAAGTGTCAGCACACAAACCATCCTTGTGTGATGAGAAGGAGCATGAGCAACGCATCGGAAAAATGGAACGCAGTCACGCCAAGTTCGTGACTGCTTCCATTGCCGCAATCATCGTCATCAACATCATGTTGGCCATTGCCAAGGAACTCATGTGATCGTCACGATCCGCCGCACGTTCGCCTCCAGTCGCATGACCTTTGGTCAGATGTCGATGGGTGATATCCAGTGCTCAACACTGGAACCACCCATGCCGATGTTCCAGACACGCGGCGAAACGGCCATTCCTGAAGGACAGTACCCCATGATCTTGCGTGGTGACGACATTCTCGTGGAGGGTGTACCACACCGGCATGGCATTGTCCTCGGGCGCGAGATCGTCTATGGCATGAGTACCCGGGATACCGTTGTCCTGAAACAGAACGAAGCTCATGCCATGTTCCATCAGCCCATCGCCGAAGCGATCTTGCGTGGCGATGATGTCCTGCTTGATGTGGTCAACCCGAGATAACAGTCATGCCTTTCACCCTCACGCCTTACAAGATCCTCGGCATCCTTGCCGCCATGCTGATTCTCGTTGTCATCAGTGGTTTCGGCGGTTGGCACGTCCGTGGCTGGCATGACGACTCGAAACAGCTACGTTCTACCCAAGCGGACATCGGCCTGATGTCGCAGCAGTTCAATGGCGTCATCAACGCAAGCAACAATCTGGCTGCTACAATCAACACGAAAAATCAAGTCACGGAATCCAGTATTGCGGGACTGGTTAACTCTCTGGGGACACAAGATCATGAGCTCGATCAAATCAAGGCTGGCATCAAGGCCCTCCCGGTGGGCACTTGTGCTTTCACTCCTGATGCTGACGGCCTGTACCAGCGTGCCTACCAGACCGCCTTTGGTACTGCCAGCCATCCAGCCGCCACAGCGGGAAAAGCCGGTAGCAGCCATGCAAGCCATCGCGCCGCCGCCGCCGCCCCAAGCAATCAGTAAACTGCCATCCAGCCAGCAGGCCCAAGCGGCCACTCTGCTTTATACCGTCGCGGCCGGCGTGGCGGGTGAATGCCTGAAATCGCGCGACGTACTGATCCAGTGGATCAACGGAGACTGACATGGCCCTTGCATCTGGATTCCCCAGCACATCTTCCGGAGGCGTAGGCCTGACAGGCAATCCGTTGTCGCCAGTCATCAATGGAACAGTGCCTGATACACCGACCACGCCCACTGCACCAATGAGTGGTCTCATGCCATCAGTGCCGTCAATCGCTGCGGGGTCATCGACTACACCTTCCGCATCACCCGCCGCTGCCACACCTACCACTCCAGCTCCAACCTCTGCCGGCATGGGCCTCACAGGTAATCCTCTGTCACCAGTGATTTCCGGGAATGCTCCCACGAACAACGTCAATCCGGGCAGTATTACCAGCCCAATGGCGCCATCCATTCCTTCAGTCTCGCCATCCATTCCTTCAGTCTTGCCATCGCTGCCCGGTGTGCCATCGAATCCAGCCTTTCCAACCGCTCCTGTCACGCCGACTACTCCAGCAGCTCCCACGAACCCCATCAATCCGGGATTTTCGCTTCAGTCATTGTTGCCCAACAATGTACCAGCGAACGCATCCACGCCCGATGCATCCAACTATACCGCTGCAGAAGCACCACAGCTGGCTGGTGCGACAAATTGGAATGTTACGGCACCTCAGACAGTCGCGGGCCAGTACGCCAATTTGATGTCGGCTGGCAATCCAGCGATCCAAGCGGCTGAACAATCTGCCATTCGGGCGAATGCTTCCAACGGTGGCAATAACTCGCTGATGGCCCAGACAGCGGCCACCATGGCCGGTTCGCAAGTCGCTCTCACGATTGCTTCAGCGGATGCCCAAACGAATGCGGCCGCTGCCCAGTTCAATGCGACGGCCGCAAACACCTTCGCTACCGCACAAAACACCTTCATCCAGAATGCCACCCTGAGCCAGCAGAACTTCCAACAGGGTGTAGCCATGCTCACGGACCAGACCAATCAGTCGATGCAGCAGCTGTATGCACAGGTGCAGGCCAACACTGTCGAATCTGGCGTATCGCTGCAGTCGCAGCTTGCAGTCATTCAGGCCAATACTCAAGCAACCCTGACCACGATGGCGCAGACGTTCGCTGATACCACGTCCACTAACGCCACACAGGAAGGGTATGCCATTACCAATGCCGGGATCACGGAAGGGTACACCCAGCAAAACGCAACTCAGCAGTATGGCATGAATGTCCAAATGAGTTATTTGTCTGCCGTGCAAACTGATCAAACCAACCTCATGCAGACAATCGCCTCGATCCAGTCCAATCCAAATATCAATGCCACGCAGGCCAATGCCGCGATCCAACAGGCCGTCGATCAGTTCAACAGTTTCATGACGATGAATAATGCCTACTATTCATCCATGATGCCGACCCCTACTGCCTCCAACCCAGCTTCGTACACCGGCAACTTTCCGACCGATTGATTGGAGACACATCATGTCACAGCTACTTACTTCTACGACTGTCAATCTCAATGCTGCGAATCAGACCAGTACTCCAATTTCAATGCTGAATGCCAATGTCACGGTATGGGTTGGTGGGCCCGGTTTCGTAGGTACTATTCAATTGCAATGTCTGTATGGTGGAAAGACGACAGGATGGGTCAATCTTGGGGCGCCCATTACAGCTGTTGGCGTTACTCAAGTGGTGGGTCTTGCGGGTGATCTGCAATTCCAGCTCGTATGTACTGCTTACACTAGTGGCTTGGCTGCCTGCTATCTGGCTGCGTGTCCTACCTCATGATCCGACTGATCGAACCGGATGATCTGCAGAAAACCATCGTATTGCTCGATGAGCTTCGCCGCGCTACGCCGTATCGGTGTTGCTGCCCAGACTGGGGTGTCGTCGTGCAGACCCTGATGGCGTGCATGAACCCGGCGATGGGACTGGTGCTGGTGGCCGAACACGACGGTGAGTTGACCGGCATCCTGATCGCGGCCGTGCAGACATTGTGGTGGGCTGATCAGAGTGAGGGACCACGCAAGGCATCGGATCTGGTGTTCCATTCCAAGCGGTTCGGGGATGGCAAGCGTATGCTGCAGATGATGATCGAGTGGGCATTCGCCGTACCTCGGGTGATCCGCATTGAAATGGCGGTCAGCTCGGGTCAGGGGACGATGGCCACAGCACAGCGCACCTACGAATCTGTAGGGTTTGTCTTGGAGGGGACGTTGTTCACTATGAACCATCCCCAATACGAAGAAATTCTTGTCGGCCAACAGGCTGCGTGAGGTAAGGAAATGGATATTTGCTGGAGACTGAAAGCGTCTGCGGGCAAAGGAACATTCCTTGTGTCAGATGAAGATGTATTTCGCGTTATTCAAAAGAAGTGGTCAGCTCATGGTGCTGGTTATCTTATCTCTTGGATAGATGGACGACTGCAATTACTTCATCGCTGGCTACTCAATGCGCCAAAAGGAAAAGTGATTGACCATCGAAATCGTGACAAGCGTGACAATCGTCGTTCAAACTTTCGTGTAGGTACGCAGCGCGAAAACATGATGAATACACGAAGCAAGATTCATGGAAAAATTCGTGGCGTATGGTTTCAAAAACAAAACAAGAATTGGGTGGCTGAATGTCGCGGCATTCACCTTGGCGTTTTTTCCTTAAAAATAGATGCCGCCATGCGTTACGATCTTGAACTGATGAAACAAATTGGCCAAGACGCACAATTTAATTTTCCGTGCGCCTTCATAGGAGAAATGTCATGAGTGGCGTCCTGTCCAGTATTGGAAAAGTTTTTCGTGCCACGGTCATTAATCCGATCACGCACCCATTCGACATCGGGAAAAACATCAGCAATATCTTTCATACGCTCAAGGAATCGGCGGTGACAGCGTGGCATAACCCGATCATCCGAACGGTAGCCATCGCTGTGGCCGCCTACTTCACGGCAGGTGCCGCCATGGCGTATTTCGCCCCTGCCGCTGCGGCAGGGGGATCAGCTGCAGCGATGGGTATCGATGCCACCAGCCTTGGTGCGGATGCAGCATCGGTTGGTGGTGGTACGTTTGGCACCTTGGGCGCGGGTGCGGCCAGTGCGGGTGCAGACATGGCTTCAGTTGGTGGTGGAAGTTTTGGTTTGCTAGGTGCTGGTTCTTCAGTAGGAGCTGCTGTCGCTGGCGGAGGGGATGCCTTGGCGGCATTCTCTGGTCAGGCGGTTGGTGCAGCAGCCATGGATGCTGGTGCGGATGCCTCGACAATTTCACAGGCCACTGCACTCTCATCCATGCCATCGGGCGCCAGTGAATCTGCCTTGAGTTCGGTATCGCAGGCTGCTAGTGATCCCACCGCCTTCGACTTCACTGCCGCCAGTCAGGGCACGTCGGGTGTCGCAGCTGGGGCGCCCGGAAGTATCCTGACTGATTCCAGTGGCTTGTCCAGCGCCAGTATTGGTGGAACCGGTACTACAGGTGACATTGGTGCGGGACTGACAGGAAATACTGGCGCGACATTCAATCTTGCCACGGCAGGTACAGGCGTAGGTCCAGCAGCCGACTCGGCATTGACAGCAACAACACCTACTGGTTTCGTTGGCTCAATCGAGAATGGTGCAAATAATCTCTGGAATGGCATCAAGAATGTGGCTGGAAAGGTCTTTGGTACAGGGGCAACGTCATCCACAGTACCGGGTGCGGTAGCTCCTGTTCTCCCCGGCACTAGCAGTGGTGGCATGAGTCTCGGCACCAGCATGTTGCTTCAGAGCGGCTTGCAGATGGCCTCTTCGTTGCTGCAGAAACAGCAGCCGCAGATGCAGTATGCCGGTGTCAACTCCAAGGGTCAGGGCTCCGGTCTGGGTATCCACACGATCAATTCCGGATTCGGGCTAGCTACAGGTGGTGGTGAGCCAGCACCCACAGGTGTACCAGCCAACTTGAGACCCGGTGCGGGCGCGATGACGGCCGGGGCTTATACCGGTGCGCAGCTGTCGAATGCCGCTATTGCCGGCGCCAGCCCGTCTACGGGAACGCCTGGCAATCTTGGCCAGACAGTCGCCAACAGTGCTGGCATCGGTGGACTGGTTCCGCAGGGTGCGGTCAATTACATGGGTACGCCGTCATGACAGGATTGATTACGCCGGGCCAGAATGCGCCCGATCCATCGCAGCAGCAACCTCCCACGCCGGGCCAGCCGCCCGGTCAGGGTGCGCAGACGCAGACGCAGGCGCCCCCGATGCAGCAGCCCACGTATCCGGGCACGGTGCCGGGCAGCGATAACGCCTCGACCACCGATCAATCCGTGAATGGTGCGGATGCCGGCGGTCCACGGGCGATCGGCACGGTGCAGGATGCGCGCAATGCGATGACTGCGAACGATCCGACGCAGCCCATGTCGGTCGATCCCAAGGAGCAGGCCGAGTTCGATCAGTTCGTGAGTCGCTTTACGCTTATCCTGAGCGACACAGGCAAGAAACGACCCGCACATGTCCATCCCAGCACGCTGTCTCCGCATGATGCGATCCTGAAATACCTGAACAATCCCAAAGTGCCACTGGCCGTTGCGATTGGAACCACGACAGCGCAGATCGCGATGATGATCGTACAGCAGGCGCAAGTGTCCAAGGTGCAATACAGCCCTGACGTACTGTTTCATGCGTGCTTCGAATGTTGCGCACTGGTTTACATCACAGGCAATGCCTCGGGGATCTTCAAGGGTGTGCCGCCATTTCGTGGTCTGACCAGCAAGGGCGAATACGATTTTTCAGATTTCGAGATCCGCCTGATCTGTTCGGCACAGATGCAGGCCGTGCGCGTATTCGGCACGATGGAGTTGAAGGCTGGCATGATCTCCCCTGCCATGCGCCAGCAGAACATGCAGTTCTGGCAGCAACAGGTCAAGCGTGAAATGGCTTCCGGCATGGTCAACCAGAACGTACTGGACAAGTTGTCGGGTTCGGGTGTCTTGTCCAAGAAACCCAGCAACAGCTTTGCGCCCGGTGACGGTCCGCAACCCGTTTCGGCGCCAGCACCACCTTCGCCGCCACCACAAGCCGGATCGTCCACACCACCACCCCAAGCTGCGCCCGATCAGGGTGCGCAGCAGGGTGCACCACCATCGGGCGCTGCACCACCTAGTGGTCCGGGTCTTACCGGGGGAGCCCAATAATGGACGCACAGCTTTCCAACAATCTCTCGCGTGGTCTGGGTGCAGTCGCCACGACTGTCGGGCAGTACGCCATCGCAGCGCATGAGGAACGGATTCAGGCCGCGAAGGAACAGTTTCAGCAGATGCTCTCCGACAAGAAAGAGGCTGCTGAAGATGCTCGTGACGATGCCAATGAAGCCCAGAAAGCCAAGGATCATGCGGCAGAAACCGAGTTGGCTCGTGAACAGCATGCGCAAGACAAGGCGCAGCAGCAACAGCAATTCGATGAATCCAAGTCACAACAGGATCGTCAGTTCGCCGAGTCACGCATACAGGAAGCACAGCATCTAGCGATCGAACAGGAAGAAGCTGACAATCTCGCCAAGAATAGTGGTGCTGATAAGGCGATGACGCACCAGCAGCAGCTCGACCACGTGGACAAGTATGTCTACGCGTGGGGCAAGCAGGCATCGGCCGATCAGGCGCGTGTAACCAAGATGCAAGCTGATAAGATGTATGAGGCTGGCGATCCATCGGCCGTGAAAGCTGCCAAGGTCGCGCAGGCGCAGGCGGACATTAGTGCGGCGTACTACCAGTCTTATCTGCAAGTGCAGACCAAGATGGCTGGCGACAACGGTATTCTATTGCCCTCGGGCGCCACACCAAGCACCCCCGCTGCAGGTGCCGCTGGCGTATCCGTGGCCAAGGATGCCAAAGGCAACTTCTACAAGGTGGGCTCGGATGGCAGCAAGACGCCGATCACGATCCAGCAGGCGAAGGATATCTACAACCAGAACAAATCTGGCGCGACTCCTTCGCCAGCATCACCTTCACCCGTGGCACCGCAGCCTGACGAGTCCAGTCCTACCGATGATTCGGATGATCAATCGTCGGCCACCGACAATACGTCGGCCGATTCATATGCTGCCGCGCAACCTGCCGCACCACCACAGCCGACGGTGCCACCTGATCCCACGAACGCCACGCCGCCGATTGGACAACCGGACCCGAACGCACCCCAGCTGGCTTCCTGATCCATGGATACTCCTGATCCGTCGTCGCTCCCTGATGGCTTGCAGCCTGTCACGGATGCGGACTTCGCTACACCGCCCACGAGCCTTGTCAACGTGCAGGGCTCCGTGTTATCTGCACCCCCGGCACCCGTAGACAATCCAGATCCCACGACCAACGGCGAGATCCCGGCCCCGGAACCAGCACCCAGTGATGACCAACTGCAGCCTGTCACGGATGCGGATTTTGCCGAACCCAGTATCGGCGACAAGATCAAGTCGGGCCTGAAAGCTGTCAATGATGCCGCCGGCAGTGCGGCCGATGATCTGGTGCGTCCATTCGTGGGACAAGCCAACATTGATCAAGCTCCGGCCGACCTTAAAGCTGGTGAGGCATGGGGTGCCGACAAGATCGACAAGATCCAGAAGTCGCCACTTGATCCGACGTGGGCGGCGGCGGATCTTGCGTTGGGTGGCAATCCAGATCAGCCCAGTGGCCTTGATGTCATGAGGGACATTGGTGTGCGCAGTTACAACGCGCTTGGTGCAGGAGCAGGTCAGTTCGATCGCATCCTCCCGGATGTGGGCACCGTTGTAGCCAAAGCGGCCGGAGCTGCACCTTATGCCTATGACAAGATCGCCAGTCTGGTTAGTGACACGCCAACCACGAGTGCCTATGACTGGTGGAATCGCAATGCGATCCAGCCACAGAAGGACTTTTCGGCTCGGTTAAATCAGGAATCACAGGCCGAGGCTGATCAGTCAGGTGCTGTCGGTACAGGTATGCAGATTGCCGGTTCGGCTGGCGGCCAGTTGGCGGAAATGTCACTGATGGGTCCAGAGGAAGCGGCGGCCAAGCTGACAGCCACGTTGCCACGTGAAGGATTTGCCGGTGGTTTCGACATCCTCAAGGATGGCCTGACCACTTCGGCACGTCTGTCCTCGATTCCTGCTGTGGTGAACGCGTCCAAGGCACAGGATGCGGTCTACCAGCAGACCGGCGACCCGCTGGCCGCCGTGAAAGCCGGCGTGATGTCCGGCGTATCCACATGGTTGGGTAATACGGTGCCCTTGAGCATCGCCGGGCCATTGGCCATGCGCGTGTTTACGGGTGGTGTAGCCGGCGCAGCAGGCTCTGAAGTCGTGCGGCAGATGAACAACGCCGCGATGCCGGACAACATGCAGGAGCCCTTTACATGGAAGGGTTTATGGCAGAACACGGCCTCCAGTGCCGCCATGGCGGGATTCCTTGCCGGTAAGGAACAGGAGGATTATCAGACCGCCTATATTCGTTACAACGGCATCCAGAAGGCAGCGACGGATGGCAATGCCGGTGCCAAGCGCACAGCGGATGTGATCGACACGCTCAGTCAGGTGACGAACAACATCGACAATGCCATGGTCGATTCAGCCGTCCATGGTGTTACCGTGTCGAATGCCAAGATGGCCAAGACACACGATCAGTTGCAGGTCGAAGATCCGCGCTATGCCGCGATCTTCAAGGCCACCCAGAACGGACCGGCACCCGTCGATCCCAAGACCGGTGAGGCTATCGCGCGTGATGCGTATGCCAATGAAGTCTCAACGAATGCCGCGTTCGACAAATACACCGAACTGACTGGCAAGGAAAACCAGTCTATTGCGCTGGCCAAGAACGCAGCCATCAGCATGGAGACGGCGCACAAGATCGTGCCGCGTCCGGAGCTCGATATCCTGTCACGATGGGCTGCTTACGATCAGCCGAGCCAGTTGCAATTCAACCGGGCGCTTAATGAAACGATCCAGAACAAGGTTGCGCCGGATTACATCCACGACAAGTACGATGCCGATTTCGACAAGGATGGCATCCCGAACGAACAAGCCTACGCGCGCGATCATGCCGCACGCCCGGATTCGTTCGATGCGTTCTATGCACCTAATCCCAAGATGGAGCAGTCTCTACAGGCCGGCGGCATCCATTACTATCGTATGGCCGATGGCCGTCTTGGCATTCGTGGTCATACTTCACAATACACGTCGAACGTGTTCAGTCACGTCTACGACAAAACGGGCATTGTGCCCCTCAAGCCGGGAGAGCCGTATGTCAACCAAGAATCCACTCCTCACCCCGAACAAGAAGTTCGGCCAGAAAAGCCCGTCGCAGGGAGTGACCAAGGGGATGAAGCCGAAGCTGGCAGCGAAGCCGAAGCTGGGAAACCTGAACAACCCCACGGGCAGCAAGATGGGGATGAAGGGCATGGGTCAAGCCTCGGGACTGGGAGTGTCCTCGGGCATGAAGGGGCTGGGAATGTCGATGCCGAAGGGCAAAATCTAACCGCTCGCGCGCAGCCGGTCGCGGATGCACTGGCCAAGGCTGGTGTCTCTGCGCCGATCTCGCCGACCGGACGTGTCACCATCGACCCGAATGCACCGGATGCGGCCAAGACCATCGACGCTACGGCGGTCGATGCCGCCGAGCATCCGCAGAGTGAGCGGCGCCCGGTCACGCCGGGTGAGAAGTCTTATGGTCACTATCCGGTAGCCAAGGTATTGCTGACCAGCGATCAGGGTGACGTGCCGGTGGACATCGAAAATCCGGCTGGTTCGATCCGCAAGAGTCAGCCGGATGCCTCGGACAAGTTCTCGCGCAAGATGATCGATGCCCACTACGGTCGCATCCCGGGCACGATCGGGGCGGATGGCGAGCCGCTGGATGTTTTCCTGACCAAGAATGCTCACGACGACACACGCCCAGTGGCCGTGCTGACGCAGCACAACCCGCAGACGGGTGCCTTTGATGAAATGAAGGTGGTCATGGGCGCCAAGTCGAAGGGTGAGGCGATGAGTGTCTACGGGAAACAATATCCGATGGGCATGGTTCATCAGCTTCTGCCAAACGGCAAGAACGATATCGTCATGATGTCACGTGCCAAATTCGCCGATTACATCCATAGCGGTGCTACCGATGTGCCACCCCATCCGATCTCGGGCGCCCCAATGCTCAAGCTTCGGGAGAATGTCCCGTTTGAGGGTGATGCGGGTTCGGCCAACATGGATGACATGGATGACAAGGTAAAGGCCGTCAATACCAAACATGATACGAACCTGACCTACAATCAGAATGATGATACAATCACTGGCGACATTCCGGCCGCCAAAGCAACGGCCATCCATAAGAGTTTTAGCCGTATAGACGGCTATGCTGGGAGCAAGATCAATGGCCACCCCATCGAAAAACACGCTGACGTTGCCGGATCGAGCCCGCGAGGCGAGGTTCAGGAAGGATCTGGATCAGCTGTTCAGCAAGGAAAAGAACGTACCAGCCTACAAGATCGAGCTGGCACGTCTGACTCGGCGCTGGCAGGCAGCGAATCCGGACAAGCCCAATCCGTATCAGGACAGCGAGCACATGGCATTCCTGTACACGCGCTGGAAAAAGGAACAGGGCCATTACGCGCACCTGCAGCCAACGGCATCCCTGATGTAAAGAGCGATGCCCCGCTCTTTCAGGAGGGTGAAGGTGGTCCACATCCTGTTCGTGTGACAGGTGTGCACTATTCCAGCAAGGAAGGTCTGACTGAGCTCGACCCGCGCGAAGCGGGCACGGGATCGGCCGGTGGTGAACGTAAGCGATTCGGTGCGGGCAACTTCGGACGTGGCCCGGATGCCATGGGTCGCAGGACGGCTTTCTACGTGCGCGAAGGCAACGAGCTTCCGCCGAAAGAATCCGCTGTGGCAGGTACGCACGCCTACGAAACGCAGCTCAATAACCTCTACGACATGCGTACCGATCCGGATCACATCGTGAGCGATGCGGCGAATCATGACGATTTCGAGGAGCGTGTCCACGATGCGGGTTATGACGGTTATCTGGCCAACGCGATGCCGGGCATGACTGCCAAGCATGTCGCCGTGGTCATGGGCGTCCATGGCACGATCCCGGTCAAGGATGTGGGTACATCCTACCTTGCCAAGGTCTCGCCAGATCGTGAACGCCGCATTGGCCTGTCGGATCAAGAGATTGCCGAGGAAAATAAAAATAAGGTCAAGGAAAAACTGGCCGACAAGTTGAATGAATCGACCAAGGACAAACTCAAGGACCTCTCCAGTGAAGGTGAAGAGGACAAGAGGGCGAATCCGCGCCTGATGTTTGCAGGCGAGAAGGCAAAAACGGGTGACAAGGGCGCACTGGCTTACGCCAAAAAAATTGAGAGTGAAGAACAGCCCAAGTCAGCCAAGGAAATGGAGGCGCTTACCCATGGCATGACTGGATGGAGTCGTGGCGCAGATAGCAAGTGGCGCTTCGAGATCAACGACAAGGACAGCCGTTTGAAGCCGGGCGCGATGGATCTTCGCGGGCTGCACAGCGAGAAAGGCGTGCCGCTTGGCGATGTACTGGATCATCCGGCATTGTACGAGGCGTATCCGAAGATCGCCAATGACGTGCATGTCAAGGTCGAGCCACGGATGCCGGCTGAAGCGGGTGCCATGTTCGATCCTGAAACCAACACGATGATGTTCCATGACCTGTCAATGTATCCCAAGACAGGCGATCACTCTGTGCAGTCGATCCTGTTGCATGAGGCGCAGCATTACATCCAGCGCGAGGAGGATCACGCCACGGGTGGTAGCCCGATGGAATTCCTTGGCCCACTCAAGGAACAGAAGCAGCGTCTGACTACGATGCGTCAAGGATTTCGAGATCAACTCGATGATCTTAATGACGGTACATTCGCTGATGGCCGTGATGGTGTGTTGACGAAAGATGAAGAGAAACAGCACGAAGAAATTTCAGCACACATTGAACGTATCAACGACATGATCCGCAAGCAGGGACTCACGGACTATCAGTCGATGATGGGACGTGCGGCCAGCAAATACATGAAAATTGCGGGCGAGAACGAGGCTTACAACGTGCAGGAGCGGCAGAACATGACGGACGCAGAGCGTCTTGCCATGCCGCCGTCGATGACCGAGAAGTACCCGCGCGCAGAACAGATCGTGCGTTTCGGTGAAAACGATATTGAAGCGCATATCCGTCAGGAAAAGCCGCCCACTCCACCCGAGCTCAATGAAGAAGAAAAAGCACAGGCCGCGAAAGATCATCATGACGCCGTGCAGCAGCATGTCATGGCGATCTCGAAGGCGTGGAAGGGTGCGCCACCGATCCACGTGGTCAGTGATCGTACTGAATTGCCGAAACCGGTACAGGCATATCTCGATCACTTCCTTGGCAAGGATGAAGATCCCGCTGGCTTGTTCCATGATGGCCATGTCTACCTGATGAGTCATTCACTGACTGACCCGGAGGACGCTGGTCGCGTGCTGTTGCACGAGGCAATCGGCCACTACGGTTTGCACAGCAGCAAGACGCTCGGGCGCGACTTGCCGAAGTTGCTCGATGAGATCCACGCTTCCGTGAAGGACACCAAGGACTTCAAGCGGATCGCTGCGCTCTACGAGAAAATCTATGGCGCGCAGCCAAACGCACAGGCTCGGCGCGATCTGGCTGAAGAGTATCTGGCGAAGGTCGCCGAGACAGGCAAGAATCCCACGATCATGCAGAAGGTGGTCGCTTTCGTACATGACGCAATGCGCCGCATGGGCATGGCTCCGAAGTGGAATGAGGGCGACATCGCCACCATGATGGCGCGCGTGCATCGTGACGTAGTGGAGGGCCGCGTCAATGATCGCGGGCTGGAGTCGCCGCAAACCACCTTCAGCGGCAAGGACTTCACAGCCACCTCGACCTATCGTGGGGCGGCTGGCGAAGGCACTGTGATCCTGCGCCGGGATGGCAGCCGTGAGCTCGACATCGGGGATCTCCACGCCACCCTCCAGTCCAGCGTATTGGATGGCCGGGTGGTCAACAGTGTCGAGAAGCTGGCTGATCCATCGCCCGAGTCGATCCGCTCATTGGCCCGCTTCACGCAGGAAGAGGGCCGTGCAGGGGTAGCCATCGGCAAGGAGAACGTCACCAAGGCCCAAATTGAGGCTTCTGGCGTGCCCTTCAAGGAACGGCCGGGATATTATGAACTGAACAGTTCAGAAAATCTGCCGGCAAACACCCGGTTCAGTGTGCGCAATGCCGCCAAGGGTGACCCCGAGGATGAGCGCATTCTGGCCAAGACGATCGACCATTCTGTGCTGGACATGACGCCATGGGATCGTCTGCAACAGGTCACGCGCGACTTTCGCGACAACATCCAGAACGGGGACACCGCGCTGGAAATGAAACAGTCAACGATTGATGCTGGCGCGTCGATCGAGAACTACGAGCGCCACGCCAACGGCGGTCTGCTGCTCGATGCCGCGCAGTCGGCCTACAAGTCCTACTGGATGGCACGCAATAACGAACAGATCACGGCTGGCGTACTGAAGAATGGTGTTCCGGAATACAAGGACGGCAGTTTCGTGTCGGTCGCCGGGCGCAAGGGTTTCATCGACATGCTGGCTCCGCTGTACAAGGGCACGCCCGATGGCAAACCCTTGGATCGCCTGTTCGAGGGCTATGCTGTCGCGCATCGTGCGAACGAACTCATCAAGCAAACCAACGCTGATGGCACGTCGAAGGAAAAGCTGCTGACACAGCCTGAGATCGACAAGCTGATGGCGCTGGATCAGAAGTATCCGCAGTTCAAGAAAGTGTTGTCCGATCTGCAGAACTTCAACAAACAGCTGCTGGATCTGGCCGTTGACCGTGGCAGCATGTCCAAGGCTGTGGCTGACCAGTGGAAACAGAACATGTACGTGCCGTTCTACCGCTCGATGCAGGAGAATGAATCGAGTAGCTGGCGCGGTGCATCCAATACGCTCAGTGGCAAGAAAGTCACATCCAAGAAACTGGTGGGATCGCAGAAAAAGATCGAGCCGGTGATCGAGAGCATCGTCAAGAACACGAGCTCGATCCTTGACAAGATTTACTCCAACGAAGCCATGCGCCGCGTGGTGGCTCTCACGGATGGCATTGGCATGGAGCGCGCAAAGATCCCGATGCGTGCGATGCAGATGTCCGCCGAGGAAGCCATTGGCCAGTTGGCCAAGGCTGGTATCGAGGTGGACAAGTCAAATCTGACTGATGATGATCTGAACACGCTGACCACCATGTTCCGTCCACAGAAGCCGGTGGGCGCGGACATCGTATCGGTAGTGGAGAACGGCAAGAACATTTACTACCACGTCACCGATCCACTGTTGTTGCGTTCGATCACGAACCTGCAGAGCATCGGTGACATCGGCAAGGTGATGGATACGTTGCTGGGTGGCGCCAAGCGCATCTATACGGTAGCCACCACGCTCGATCCTCGCTTCATGGCACGGATCTTCCTCAAGGACATGATGCAGTCATGGATGCAGACGGGCACGAATCCAAATATGTTCAAGCACCTCGTAGGCAATGCCAAGGACGTGCTGACTGATAGCCATTTTCTCAATGATCTGCGCATTGCCGGCTACAACGGCAATGAGTATTACCGGATCGAGGAAGTGCGTGATCTGATGAGCAAGCTGGAAGGCGACAAGTGGAACCTGCTCAACAGTCCCAAGAAACTCTGGGAAGCCTACAAGCATGTCGGCTGGATGAGTGAACAGACCAGTCGTCTGACGATCGCCAAGCACACGCTCGATCGTGGCGGCTCGATGGCCGAGGCCGCATGGCAGGGACAGAACACCCTCAACTGGCAGAAGCGCGGTGATGGCAAGCTGGCGCAATACGTCATGCGTGGTGCGCCATTCATGAATGCGCACATTCAGGGCCTTACCCGACTCTACGACGGCATGATGGGTCGTGACGTGACGATGAATCGCCAGCGCGCAGTCACCTCATTCTTCCTCAAGGGCATCAGTCTGATGTTGCCCACGCTGGCGCTGAATCTCTACAACCAGCAGAACAAGGACTACGAGCGGTTGCCGGATGAAGCCAAGGATCTGTATTGGCACTTCTACGCAGGCGGCACGCACTACACGTTGGCCAAACCGTTCGAGGCAGGCGCGATTGCCGCCACCATCCCTGAGCGCGTGATGCGCGTGCTGCAGGGAAAGGACACCGCGCGCACCTTCGCCGAGTCAATGGGTAATGTGGCCAATCAGATGTTCGGCATGAATCCGATTCCACGGGTGGCATTGCCAGTGATCGAGGACATTGCCAATAAACAGCAACTGGGAAGCAAGATCCCGATCGTCAGCGAGCATGAACAGGAGCTCCAGCCGGGCGCACAAGTGGGCATGAACACGTCACCTACCGTGACAGCTATCGCGCGACACATGCCCGAAGGGGCGCCGGATAGCCTGCGTTCACCTGTTCGCCTGCAACATCTGATCCAAGGCTATACCTCATCGATCGGCATGTACGCTCTTCAGTTCGCCGATGCCATGCAGCGTGCCACGGGTCATGCACCACCGCGAGCGGCCAGCCCGTTCAGCAACCCGGTTACGGCCGGGCTAGCGCACATCGTCAATGCCGACAAGCCAGCCAGTGATACACGCAATCGTTATGTTGATGAGGTATACAGTGCCCAGCATGATGCTGATGCCGCCGCCAAGACGATCAGTACCTACGTAAAACAGGGCCACATCAACGACGCGAGGGAAGTCATGCAGAACAATCGCACGGCACTTCAATATCGCAACGAGCTGCATACGGTGTCGAGCAAGATGGGTGAGTTGCGTACGATGGAACAAGCCATCAATGCATCCACCACCTTGTCGCCACAGGACAAGCGCACCCGGTTGGATAACATCAACCAGATGCGTGAGCGGATGCTTGATCGCGTGGCACCCATGCTTGACATGGTAACGGACTTCCACTGACGGAAAGGCCACCTTGCGGTGGCCTTTGGCGCAGATCCTTCATCCCCGTGAACTTGATGACCAGATCCTCGGATCTCGCTCCGTTGGCGACTGACCATGCCGGGTTAAGGAATCCGAATGAACGACGGACCTGCAACGCAGTGGCACCCGGTTTTTCAGCTGGTTCCGTTAGGGTTACCCACCCGGTACGGTTTCCTGGCCGCCCGCATTCTGCAGACGTTGTAAGTCTACAAGGTTCCGCTGCCAGCGGCGAACACGTTTGGCATGGGCCAAGTGGATGGCTGCCTCACGGATCGCCGTCTTGCGTAACAGCATGGCCTTGAAGCCATCGATCGCTTCGGCATTGGGAATCGTGGAAAGGGATTCATGACAAGGCAGTGGCGCATAATTGGCCACTCGTCTGGCCGTCTGATTTCGCTGCACGCGTTCACGTTCGGCCTGATGAAGCTTGCGCTTGTGCTGTGACATGGGATCTTTCCTTGGTAATGCCGTTCCTGCGCCCGGTAAAGTTGTTGCGCAACCCCTGCCGGGCCGGTGTCGTCATGGTATGGAGGCCACTCGACCGTGCAACCCCCAACAGCCGGGCGCAGGAACGAACGTGGTGATTATTGCACACCGATCTTGGAGAGATCGACTTTCACGTGGCCCACGGGTCCAATGGATTGACCAGCTTTGCTCCCAGAAGATCGTTCGCGAGCTGTTCCATCTGCCTGATCTGCGAAGGCTTCATCATCCGAAGTTTTCGCTGGATGCGCAGTACCGGGTCTGCCAAGCGTCGAACTCGATAGTCCTTGAGGTACATCGAGCGGGAGGGGGACGGTGATGGTGTCTTTGTTTTTCCGACAAGCGCCGAGTTTACTGACGGACGTGGAGCGGACTTCGACAGCGAGGTAGTACGTGCCATGTTCGGGTTCCTTGGAAGCGAGAGTGCCATCATGCAAGGCGTGCAGATCGTGCAACGCATCGCCGAAGAACTCATAGGTGTGGATGGTGCGGCCACGATCATCCCGGCGTTTCTGTTCATCCGGAATGAATCGCAAACTGGTGGTAATGGGCACATTGAATAGCGTGCAGAGGGCGACAAAGAGTCGCAGCTTGAATGTATGGAGTTTCATTGGCTTGATGGACACGTTAGTTCCCCAGTTCGTCAGGCAGTTTGGTACGCAGCGTGTAGGTGGTGGTGAGGTGAGCGCCCTTGATCGGATTGAGGATCTGCAGCTCGATCCCGGCCGCCGCCGCCGCTTCCACGGCTGCGTTATTGGCCACGATCGACTGTTTGATCTTGCCCCAGTCCAGACACTGCGCCCGTGGCAACAGGAACTCATCCGGAATGGCATCCGGATCGTCCAGCACCAGCTCCTCCTTGCCGACCAGTGACAGCCTGCATCCGTTCTTGGTTTCGTATCCGTCCTTGCCAATCACGCCATTGGAAATCAGGGTATGCAGTCCGATTTCCAAATCATGCTCGACTTCCTGCGCCCGCTTGATGATCGACTTTTTCTCGGCCGTATAGGGTGCAAACGGGTCCGTGATGTTCTTGATCTTGGCCTTGTAGTCCGCTTCGGTGTTGCGAACGAGTGCACGCGTGAGCGACAACAGATCCACCGCACTACCCAGCTTGTCAGCAGGGATTTCGATGGCGTTCTCGTCATGCACAATGACCTTGGCATTTTCCTTGAGGATGCCGGCGATTTCTTCGTGCAACTGTTCGGCCAGAACCTTCGGTGGTGCCGGTGGTGGTACAGCTTTTTCCTTGGTAGCTTTCTTGGTAGCCATGGTTAATCCTTGAGATCGTTAATGGATAGTTTGCGCCGGATCACCGGCTTGCCTTCGTAAGCGAACTTGATGAACACCTCGGCTCGATCGAGGTAGCGTTTCTGCCAGTCCCTGTCAGGCTTGATGAGGTATTCCTCGTACAATGTTTCGCCGTGGTGAGCAACCAGCACCCACTTTTTAAAGCCTGTCACGAGTGCCCCGTGCTGGCATTGATCGTTGTGCGCGACTGGCGTATGCCGACCCATGTAGCCGGGGATCGTTGGTGACTTCACTTCCAGACCGTAGAACTTGCCATGCTCATACACGATCCGATCCGGTGAACTTCCGATGCGATCCTTGAGGACGCCAGTGGCACGATATATCTGGAAGCCGCCCGGTTCGATGGCTTCCACTTCCGGGTGCCGTTCCCAGAATTTCGCTACACCCTTGTCCTCCTCCTCATGACCAAAAGCACGAGCACCTTCGGTATCCCCATCGAACTCCTCGGCTGTGTCGGTCCACAGATGCTCGCGCAAGGAATCCCATGCTGCCGGTCCACCTCGCATGATGATGCCAGCGGTGGAACTGGTGAGCATCCCCAGCCTCAGTTCACCATGGGTGGGCATTACTGCGCTCCCTGATCGTGTTCACCATCTTTTTCCAGATCAGCCGCCGTATTGACATTGGCAGTATTGGCATTGCGTTCCTCGACAGCCTTGACGCGCGCGACCAGCGAATCACGTACCTCCTCGAAGCGTTCCACGGGAACCTCGCGGATGTTGTTGAAGCCACGTGCCTTGGCTGCCATTTCCATCCACATGGATGCCATCGGATCTTCAAGGGTAGGAAGTGCCAAGCGGATCTGATCGACGTGCGTGTCATCCATGACTTCGACCGACTCACCTTCGATGATGCTGGCTTTGCCGAACTCCATCGGATTGTTGATGTCGAAATTCTGGATCAGCCGCTCGATCACCGGACTGGATGGCCAATGTTTGGCTGCGCGGCGTACGACGCATTTCTTTTGCTGTTCGCTGGCGAACGCACCGACCCACACGGGTGGTGTCTTGCCGTTCTGAGCCTTGATCGCTGCCGCTTTGCAACCTTCGATGTCCGCGATCGGCATCCACTCCAGATGCTTCTCGCCGTTGCTGTAGCGAGCCAGACAGAAGCCGCCCAGTAGCGGACCACGATCACCCATGGCCATTTCAAAGTTGAAGAACGGGCCATCCATGTTGACGCCACGCTTGAACGTGTCGTTCTCGTAGACCAGATCCGTGGCGATCGACAGCACCGTGCCGGAAGTCAACACCACCTGCTCCATGCCCTTGTAGGACACTTTGGCGTAAACCTCGTACGGCGCCCCAGCCTTCGGGCGCTGCGGGATCAGATAGGCATGTCCCATCTGCGGTGACAACGACAGACCGAGACTAGCCACATCCTGCAGTGCCGTCAGCAACGAGATCGGTGTCTCGATGATGGCCTGTGCAAGATATTCGCTGCGCTGGATCAGCTGCAGTACGTACATCTTTTCAGTCTGCCACTTGAGCGTGTTCACTGCCCGAGCCGCGTTGTACTTCGCAGCCGAACCAGTGCCCAGCTTTTCATTGGCAATTGCCAGTGCCGTGCCAATCTTCCGTGCGGAGATTTCTTCGGCAGTCAGCGGCTTGTTTTGTGCCTTGGCCATGGTAGTTCCTTCGGTTAGCCGATCTTGTGGTAATGCTTTCCGGCGACCGTGGAACGCAACGTACTGCCCACGGAACCCGAGTCACGGATGCGCTTGTGTTCCTCGGCGCTGACATTGTGGTATTCGTACAACGCACCGTTCTTGAACTTGACGTGCATGACATTGCTGGAAGCGTCATGGCCGGTGGAGTGAACGTGGGATGATTCGACGTGGTGCATGTCCATGGTGATCTCCTTGGGTGTGATTGAAAGTGTTTCACATCATGATCGGCCTGTCAACTGTTTCAGGCCATGACATGCCTGATTTCTTGAACGGATCAATACCTGTTCTACGCATGACTTCCAGAAGGAAGTGTAGCTGTGGGCCATACATATCCTCCCATGCCAATACGCCAAACCCCGTGTCGATGCCGGTTGGGCCAGCGGTATGCAGACTGGCGGTGAGAGGTATTACCATCCAGTCTTGTTTGACACCGCGTCCACGTGGCAATACGCCACGCATCGAGCCACCATGTACGTGGTGGATGGTGACGTTATCCGTGCGCCCGGTGACGATGCATCCCAGCGCGGCCACCTTGTCCCAGTACGCCTTGACTGCCGCAGGCTTTGGCTTGCGGCGATAAGGCTTGGGCGTAGGTACAGGTTTACGCTTGAATTCGGCGCGCTTGAGCGGTGTTCTTTTCATACCATCAGGTCTTTTGTTGCCTCAGCCATGTCCTCGATCTGCTCGGGTGTCATCGTTGGCCAGTAGGTAGTTGCCATGTACCGGCAAATTATCTTGACAGCCTCTTTGAACTCAATTTCGTCAAGAGAATCGAACGATAAAGATCGCGGCACCCGAACAGTGACCGTGGTTTTGCCCATTTTCATTTCGTCCATTACTACCTTGAGCATTACGGCCATCGGGCGCCCCAGATGCTCATCTATCCATGTAATTACGGCTGGCCAAATCGTGTGAATTTGAACCTGCATTTCCTCGCATGCAGCACCCGCTTCTACTTGCAGACGTTTAAGTGCTCCATGCGCTTCTAGATGGCTTAACTCATTGATATTTTCCACCGCCAATTTTCCGATGGCATGAGCGAGTCGATGGAAACCGGGTGAGCGCGGCTTTTTGATTTGCGCAAAGATAAGATCCCCGACCTTGTTGCCCTTGGTCTGGAGTCTGGCTGCGTCGCTAGCCGTGGCAGCCACCAGAACACGCCGTGGAGCGTGCGTCTCCGGATCGTCCATCTGGACCACTCGCAGACCAATGGGCTCCACGGTTCGCTTTGGTGCCGTCGTGGGCTTATTAGATGGCAGGCTTGACTTCAAGGCGACTCTCCACGATCAGCAGGGCGGACAGATCCAGTTGCGCGTGATCGGCGAAAGCATCCAGCGTCTCGCGAATCGCCTCGTCCAGAACCGGATCATCGAATACGTTCGGACCTTCATTCGGCGCACCGCCGTCAGGAGTGACGCGGGTATCCATCACAGAATCATCGCCCGAGATAGCCGCCATGCGCTCACGCAACGCGCTGGACAGGTCTTGCGCCCGGAAGTAATCCGACAGCTTGGCCTGACGCACCTGTTCCACGTGGAACACGACATGTGGCCAGAACTCCCTACCGGCGGCGATGGCGTCCTCGGGAGTCAAATACAGTGTTGGCGGGGACAACAGGTTGGGATGAACGATCCTGAATTGCATAACGTATTTCCTCGGTGATGATGGGTGGTAGAGCATGTTTTCTACGGTAGCGATCCGGATCATCGCGTGTTGCCCGGTAGTCGATCTTTTCTGTGATGACCCGTGACACAGAACTCAGATTGTCGGCAGCCATGTCACACTCGATCAATTGCTTGCGCAGATCAGCCAGCTCAGGAAATACGGATTCGAATTCAGCCTTGATCTTGGTAGCCGCTGTGATCTTTTGTTCGCGCGTTCCGATGATGCGGATGATCTCAGTCACGCAAACGCCCTCGATTCGTAACGTTCCTCCATCATGGCTGCGGTAAGTCGAGGGTTGTATGCGCAGTAAAGTGAACCTCTCCGATGAGGAAAGGAGTAGTTGCTGCATCTACAGGTTTTTCCGGCGTGCTCGCGTCCATCCGATCGAAAGGGATCGAGTCGATAGTGTCCCTTATTGCATTGATGGCAGAGTTTGACGCGCCGATAATCATCGGGATGTTTTGGGAGGGTGATTCGGGACTGGCAATACCGGTTGCTGCATCGGCATCGACAACTCTTTCGCTTGAAGATCGGTGGCATGGCACACCCTTTAAGAGATCGTTGAAGTCATAATCCACGTTCTGAACATGAGTGGGGTAGCACACCACTGTTTCAAGATCCGGACGAATCGTGCGCAGGCGTTTGGCCAAGGCATAGCCAGCAGCTTGCCCGGTGTAACTCTTGTCCACGTCGATGTAGATATAAAGCATCTTCACATCCGGCGGCGGCATGAATTTCATCAGCTGCTCGGCAGATAGGCATGACCACACTGGCATCATGCCCGGCACAGGCTGGAGAGCCATGCACGACAGTGCCGTGATGTAGCCCTCACACACGCCAAGATGGCCATGTTTTGGCTTGCCGCCCAAGGGACAGAAAATGCCATCCAGCTTGATCGGTGCCGGCATTAGCATCTTCGTGCCAAGGTTGGGCCAGTGCCGTTGCAGTGTGGCTGGCTCGGGCTTGCCGTCGATGCCCCAACGGTAATACTTGATGAGGATTGCCGGGCTGCGGTGGCCGCCGTTCGTACACAGCAGATCCGGATGCCAGCGCAGCGGCGGATTGAACTGAAGCACTTCCATGATGCCTCGGGATGACAGGTATTCGCGCAAGGGCAATGCCTCGGGCGCCGCATGAGTCCATGTCTTATTCATCAGCTCGCGTTTCGTGGCGTCTGACATCGGCGCCCGTGCATGACGCGAATCGCCCGACAGACTGCCATACTTCGTGCACACCTCCTTGGCTTGCACGAATGTCAAACCGAACTTGCTCATCAGCAGACCAAAGCCATCACCCGCACCACAGTGGTTGCAGTACCAAAGTCCCATACCTTTGTCGTCGAACTTGAAGCGATCTTTGCCGCCGCAGATCGGACAAGGATGCTGCTTGCCGTCCAGCAGATCCGCGTCGATACCTTCACCGACAAGGATGCTTGGCCAAAGGCCACTCAGTCCGACATGAGGATCATTCACTTGCCGGATTTCTTGGGCTTGGCGTGCATTTGTGAGAATGTCTTGGCTGCACGTTGTGTGCAGGCCATGGGCCCACGTCCCCATGGAGATTTACGCGCACCCTTGCGTCCCGCTATGACGGCACGCCTTTCACCGGCTGTGAATTGTTTTTCAGGAGGGTCGATGTAAGTCACTTCTGATTCTCCGGTAACGCGGCAGTGAGCATGTCGGCCCAATAATCCAATGACGATAATCCAGTGAATTGACCCTGTAATTGGACAATCACCTCACGCACCTCCTCCCAATCCCCGGCGTTGGTGCGGGTATTCCATCCATGCTTTGAACTAAATTTTTCATCCGACAGGATGCATTCGCCACGCGGATGTTCTGGGTGATAGACATACCAGAATTCACGCCCGTAACTTACGGGGCGCGAGACAATCTCTGGTGACATTCCGCAAAACGGGCACGGCAAAAGTTCCTCACTCATCGCTCTTCTCCTCAGCCCACTCACGCAGGAGTTCGCTGGCTCGTGCACGCAAATAGGCTATGGGTCCGACCATATATTCCTCCATCGCCTGCTCCAACGCCATGAGCCGCAGCGCAACCTCAGTGTTCTGCTTTGATCGGTCGGAAATATTCGAATGCTCTTGCGCCCATTCCTTCCACGTCACTGGCCATAGTGGTCCACAACCATTTGGACATAGTTCTATCTTGGAATCACCCTGTCCTGTTGTGCCTTGTTTAATGTAAAGATTCGTCCGCACTATCTGAAATTTGCATTTTGCACAACGCATAACACCCGGCACATTCTTCATATCATTGGTCATGGCTGCGCTTTCCCATAGCCATCGCATGCCAGCTTTGCGCGGCGACAAGTCTCGATATCGAATAGCCCGAAATGACATTGCTCGGCCGTCAGAACCAACTTGTCAGCGAGCCACACATAGGCGCCGCTGCGTTCGAATCCGGCGTCTAACCACAAGTGTTCGAATGCTGGCTTGCAGACCTTTCGAGCTTCGCGCGTCGCCTCATCAGCCAGCGTGCCAAGCGGAATGGCCGTGAACGGATGCATGCCTACGCGGGCACCGCAGCCGACGCAGACATACATCCAAGGCCACTCGCCGTAAGCCTTCCCGTACACCTTGTCGTGGTGGCGAATCTCGACTACATCAAGGCAATAGATGCATTGCACCGGCACAGGTTGAGGATCACGCACGCGAGCCGTGGCTTTCCGGCTTGGATTCCATGGTGTCTTGTTATGCGAAAGGCTCATCCCATTACTCCTTCGTTGGTCATGGCTGCGAGTCCTTTGATACGACTTTACTAATCGCGACTTTTACAGCCTCTTTGTTAGCGCATTTTCTACATCGTTGCCAATCGGCCATCTTCATGAAAGTGTCGATGCTGACGGTAAACAATTTACCCTTTCCAGGCATACACATCGCCAATCCGCAATTTCCAACATGTGCCTTCCTCATCCCATCACTCCTTCGCCGCGTCGGGCTGCGGGGCGGCTACATAATTGGCAGTTCCGTCCTCTTCGATCGTCACTACAACGTCCGAGAAAGGAAGTGACTTTGCTCGGCGGATGCGAATCGTAGCGCCCGATTCGATCATGCCGTTATCCGCCATGTCCTGCACAAGTTGGCACATATCGTTAGCGCACATCTCGCCATCGTCATCAGGCCAGAACAGATCGCCAGCATAGAACGGTTCATCAGGCACGCGAGGATGGGCGGCTAGGTGTGTGAGTCGTTCAATGTGCGCGCGAATAGCTCGTACATATTCCTTGTCGCCAGCATCACCAGCCTTCGCAAAATAGGTCAGCCCCTCGTCAACAAGATCGGTGGCAGTTGACGCCTCACCCTGCGCTACTGGCTCGGCAGTGAGTGCCGTCGAAGCGCCCTGATACCACAAGAAAGCACAGTACGCAGCAACGTCCCGAGGATCGCCCTTCCGAACATGCTCCATTAGTTTCGTCCGGCACTCATCCATCCAATCAGATCGACGCCATCCATCTGTGTATCCGTATTTCTTTTCGGCATCAGCCAACTTATTGCCAAGGGCTAGTGCGAAATTCCACACGAGACACGCTGTTGCTGGATTCAAATCGGTGAACTCGCGCATGAACCATTCGCATGCTTTCTCGGATGCATCCACCTGCGTCACCTGCACTGGCGGGGTCGGCCAGACGGCTAGTGCCGCTTGAATGAGGTCTTGAAGATTCAGCCATTGTCCGTATGCCGGCTCCCGACCACTTTCCCGCCACTGGGTAATCACATGATCGACATCGCGTAGAGCTTCGATAGCTAAAATGGGAACAGGCTTTTCCGCCTTGAAGTTCGGCTCCGCATCCTGCACCAGCAACGTAACGCCGTGCTTGTCGTCAGCGCAGTCCATCACTTCGGTCACCGTTCCGAAATAGCGACGGCCGGCGTCAGTATCGCTTGTGCTAACGTCCACCGATACGCTCATGCCCTCAATGAAATTGCGGATTTCATTGGACAATCGCCCATCCGTCACCACCCGCTCGTCCGCTTCGAGGCGGTCGGCGTAGGCGCGAGCAATGGCGAACAACTCGACGCGTTCCGATACGTTGATGGCTCGGCCTTCAATACTAAGCACCAGCAACCGCACTTCATCAGCTGTGTACTTCATGTATGCCACTCCTTTCTATGTGTAGCATATGGTAACACATACAAGAAACTGTTTCAAGCGGTCTTGCGTTTCCGTGCCGCGATGATGATGGCATTACGTGACAACTGGTTTTTCATGTACTTGGTCACGTCAGCCGTAGGTTTACGGATGGGTAAGCGCATCCATTCCATAGGTGGCATCCCCTCCTTGTACTTCGATTCGTAGCAGTGTGCTGCCCAGCCGGGTTTTTTGTTGCGCTCGGCGGCATAACCCAAAGCCTCTTGAAACCATCGTTGCTTTTCGGCTGGTGAAGGAACCATCTGGATCTTTTCGGTTTTCTCGACCGTCATGGCTGACAGATCCGCCGGCAGGTAGTCAATCTCCTTGCCAGTGCGCACATACTCATAACCACAGTGCGGACAGATCATGCCGTGGTAGAGCGTGCTGCAATCCGGACAGATCCGTTGTGCCTGTTGCTGATTGCGTTCTTTCTGAAACTTCTCGACTTGTTCCTTGCCGAGGCATAGTTCCCATTCGCGCTTCATTTCCAGCTTGCCATGGGTGTGCACGTTGCCGGCGTGATCGTGGTAATGCAGGTCTTGCTTGCCTTCAAAGGTGCGCATTCCTCGGCCACCCTTCTGCAGATAGCGCCCAACTGATTTCGTGGGCTGTGCGTCGATCACGCAGCTGACAAACGGAAAGTCTGAGCCCTCGACGTAGACGTTGGCATTGCTGACTACTTGATAGTGGCCAGTGAGCAAGCCCACATAGACTTCATCGCGTTGCTTCACATTCGTCTCGCCGTCGATATGCGCCGCCCGGATACCGACAGCCTTGAATTGCTCCACGATCGACATGGAATGCTCTACGCCACTGGCAAAGCACAAGGTAGGACGGTCTTTCGATAGACGCATCCAGTTATCCATGATGCTGCCGATCAGCATTTTCTGGTTGCATACTTGCTGCAGCTCGAACGCATCGTAATCGCCTGCTGTCAGCTTGACGCCCTTCACGTCCGGCACGATGCCCACGTAATACTGGATGGGGCACAGAAACCCACGCTGGATAAGTTCGGCTGGACCCGGTGCGCACACCATGGTCTTGAATAACTCACCCAGTCCACATCCATCGGATCGGATCGGTGTGGCTGTTGTGCCGAACAGCTTGGTCCCTGTCTCCATCATGGCATTGATGGTGCGTAAGTAAGTCGGCGACATAGCACGGTGGACTTCGTCCACCCAAACCAGTCTCGGGCGCAGCTCACGGATCTTGCCTGACTTCACCCATGCGGAGTAACTATCAATGCTGCTGACTTGTACGTTGCGCGATGGCGACAGTACGTCTCCTGCCATGATGATGCCCGGCCAGATGCCCGACTGACTCAGTTTGTTCGCGGTCTGTTTGACGATCTCGCGACGATGCGCGAACACGGCGGCATCGAACTGCTTGTGCTGGATGGTCTGGTTAAGAAAGAAACTGCCCATAACTGTCTTGCCAGAGCCAGTGGGCGCCTGCAACAGGCAGCTCGGCGCATCCTCGATAATCAGCTTGCGCCATACATCACGTGCGCATCGCAACTGGAAATCGTGGAGCTGGATCATTTGCGTAATTCCCATGCGGCTTTCCAAGCCTCCCAAGCACAAATAGCAGGACGATATATTGGATCACTATCGAGCCAAAAACCGGACACATTCAATCGTGTTCCATCAGCCCACAACTTAAATTGCAGTCTGCACTCATCCTGACCAAGATGCTTGGTAAAGATTTCCCTTCTTTCTTGTGTCACTGGATTTACATAATTCAATGGGCGATGTTTCATGATGATTTTCTCCTAAATTGATTCTTTCCACGTCCGCGCTTCACCATGTCACGCATGTTGCGTGAGTGTGTGCCGGGTTTTAGGTGATGGGGATTGCAGCACAACGGTGTGTCGCAACTGTGCATCAGTTTCTTGCCCTTGGGTAATGGTTTCTTGTAGAACTTGCGCCACGCGAAACAATGGGCACCCACTCCCACACCGCATTCGATGATGGATCCGTAACCATCCCTGGCCACAGCGCCCATCCAGATCCAGCACCCACACTCTGGAATCGGCATGATCTTGTCGTCAAAGCGCGGTATGCCAAGCATCACCAGTTTCCTCCAGCCGTGTCCGCTTCGCCAAAAGTGCATGGTCCGCACAAGCCAGTGAGTGGAACCACGGGTGTCTGACCGCACACGTCACAGGTGTGGTTCCAGTCAGGTGATGTATCCGGATCAGCGCCCGGTGGAGGTTGTTTACTAGAGTCGCTCGATTTACCGGTGAGCTTTTTACGCCAGCCCTTTTTTGGTGGCCATGGAACTCCCCATTCAGTCAGCTGTTCACGGGTGAATCCTCCACCGGGTGTCATCCCAGCGTTAATTTCTGCTTCCGTTAATATCTTCATAGACACCTCAAGAGGAAAAGCATTACTTGCTTAGTGAGAGACAGCCGAGAGCATCCCTGTGAGTACAGGGAACTCTCGACAGGGGCTTGCTTGAGCGAGCCGACTAGCCGGCCATCACCTTGTTCGCGGCACGCCCTGTGATGACTACGGGGCGCTCTGGTGTCTCAGCCGCTATCCCACTGGTCCAGACTTTCATCACGCACAGCCAGCGGTTACCCAATCCTGTGCAGGACGGGTTCGGGCATTTACCAAGGGTTGTGGTTTGGGTGTTGCAGATACCCACTATCTTGTGTAGCATAGTGGGTGAACGCCTCAGCCGTGTTCAACCCTCGGTTCCTCGCCAGAACCAACTCGCCCCCGGCTCAACACCGGGGGCGTTTCATTTTTACGCTATGTTGATCCTTCCTTCAACTGAACTGTTGAGTATGGGATATCCCGCCGCCGACCGGATCTGCTCGCGCTCTTGGAAGAAATCAAAGCCGGCCAGATGGTTGTAGAGACGCGACATGCTCGGGGACCAGACATTATTGATTCGGAAGTGAGGATCTGTGGCGTCTCGGACAACTTGATTCCAACGCATCACGTGCAAGATGGCCCTTGCTGACCAGTGATGGCGCCCACGTTCACGCACTAACTTAGCGAGCTTGCAGAACTCAGCCCAGATCGCCCAGTTGGCGTCGATCCACGTCAAGAAGTCATCACGAAGTCCCATAGCGACTGCCGTATCCATAACGTCAAGCTTGTTGATTTGTGTGATGTCATTCATACACGATGCTTTCCTAGTTGAATCATAGAAATTAAGGAAATTGATACATGATACGTAGCAGCTAGTTCTTTACCTGTGACCTTTCCACGGAGGTTACGTATAATTTTCACTTGTGCCATTGTCAGCTTATGCGTATAGACGCGACGACCTTTAGCGTACATGTCGCGCATGTTATCGGCACGATCACCTTTGAATATATGTGCTGGGTTGCAACATTTTCTGTTGTCGCAGTGATGCAAGGCACATTCTCCGGGCGCTGCATCTACCATGACACGGTGAGCAAAGATAGTTTTCTTATTGCGGATAAATACTCCGTAGCCATAAGAGTTTAGGCATCCTTGCCATTCCCAACACTCATCTGGATTGCCGATTTTGCAGCGTGATAACACGAAATTTTTCATGCGCATCAGACTATATCAGCAACATCTGGCAGTCAATGAGTATCTATACTAAAATGGTATAGATTGGTCATCGAAGCTGTCGTCAGCCATCGAGGAACGCCCGGTAGTGCCAGCAGCTTCGCGTGCACGCTGCTTGGCCGCGTCCGCCGTGGAGGTATCGGGACGATGCTCGGCACGATCACCCTTGCTGTTGTCCTTGCCATCCAGCATCTGCAGCTCCTGACCTTTGATCTTGGTCGTATACCGCTCGATGCCCTGCTTGTCGGTGTATTTCTCGGTCGTGAGCGAGCCCTCGACGTAGACCTTGGAGCCCTTGGACAGGTATTCGCCCGCGATCTCGGCCAGTCGGCCAAAGAACACGACACGATGCCACTCAGTACGTTCCTGTTTCTCGCCTGAGTTTTTGTCGGTCCACTGTTCCGAAGTGGCAACACTGATTTCTGTGACAGCGGTGCCAGATGTTGTGTAGCGCGTAGAAGGGATGTCGCCCAGATTGCCAAGAATAATGACTCGATTAACGCCGCGCATGGGTATCTCCTTGGGTGAGTAATTTGTCCCAGAATGTCTCGACAGGTGTAGCATAATACCTACAATGCAACTTTGCAACTGTTTCACTTGGCAGCATCTGTTCCAAAGCTACCTGCTCCATGTACTTAACCGGTTTCCCACGTCCTTCATTGATCTTGTAGAGCCTGCGCAAGGGAATACATGTGGTCGTGCAAATGCCGCGAATCGTCATGCCGAAATGAGATTCGATACTGGCGATCAGCGCCATGGCATAGGCTGGATCAAGGATTAATCGTGCGGGCTTCGCTATAAATGATTTCCGCATGTTCTCTCCGGGCATCTGCGTCTGACATCAGGCGGCCGATATTGATGTTGTTCTGGACCAGCGTAGTAGGACCGACCCAGCGCATGATCTGCGCGAGCTGTGCCAATGCCAGCATTTTCTCAGGCACCTCGATGCGCACCCGTTGCTCGGTAGCCAGATAAGGCGAACCGTTGTCGTCACGCATGATCTTGTTATCCTCACCGCGCACCACCACTTGCTTGGTGGATACGTCGATCTTGGAGAGCATGATCTGCATGATACGTGGCAACTTGCGCAACTCCTTGATCGGCAGCACATGACCATTGTCGTCAAGGAAGTCGAGAATGGAGGTATTGACCATGGCCCACAGCAATGCCAGTGCGCGCTCACGGTCTACATCAGACTTGTTGACCACCTTGGATAACTCATCCACAAAGGTGTCGGTGGAGTCACCCAGCAATCGCATGATGCCATTGCTCTTGCTCTTGGGATTGGCGCCCGTGATGGTATGGATGGCCGAACGAAGATTCATTCCGTTGCGCACGAACTCCTGCGCGATCAGCCTGCCTC